GTTTTTTTCATGATGCCCTCTTAATGGCCGAAAAGTCGTTTAAACTGCTCGGGGTCGTTTTGCAGGAGCTGCGCACGCTCGGCCTCCGGCATGTCCTTCGCGTTGTCACGAGTATAGACAACGGTCTGGCCGCCTGGGCCTTTGTGGCCGCCCATCCCGGAACCACCCTTAGCTTTGAGGAACGGGGCCCATTCTTTCACTGCGCGGAACTCTTTTTCGAGGTCCTCCAGCGTCATGACCGATACGTTCCCGTCCTTGTCCAGCACCCGTGTCACTGTCTTGCCATCCTCGTCAATCTCCGCCGAGAGGCGAGAGGTCACGTGATGGGCCATCGCGGATGGAACGGTGAAAAGGTCTGCTGCCAGCTTAGCAGAAGCCTGCCCCACTGTCAAGTTAGTGATGCTGCCCTTTAGCTTCTTAACAGCGCCTTCATGCTCGGCCTTGAGGTCGGCAATCTGCTTTTTGTAAGACGCTTCGAGCGCTTCTACATCCGGTCCGCCCTTGCCACGGTGCTTGTCGTTCTGCAGGTCCGACAGCTGCAGTTCAAGGTCGGAAATCTTCTGACGCAGGTCCTTCGCGGCGTTCTTCTCGTGGTCACGCGCACGGCGCATGGTCTCCAGCGAGGTTTCATCCACCTGCCCCTCAATCTCGACGGTCAGTGTGTATTCGGACCCATCCTGCTCGTACAACGAGCGGTAGGCTTCCGGCACTTCTGTCAGATTAGTGACGGTCTTCTTGAGCTTGGCGGTTGCTACACCAGCCAGCGTCGGGAAGAACGCCATGAGTGGCATGATACGGGTTGCTTTTTTCATAGAGCACGGCTCCTGTTGTGCGCCACGGGCGCGGGTTTTGACATTTCGGGCCACGGGCCCTATCTCAATAAGCTGGTCACAGGCCAGCCCTCTCGAATGCTGTGGGGTTTATTGCTCGCATCTCATCGAGTGTCATTGGCTCGAAGTTGCGCCCCAGATTAAGCCTGCCGAACTCAGCAGCGGATAAACCGCCCTTCTCGAAGAGCTTAGCTCTCGTGGGTCCCAGTGCCAACACCTTGAACTGGTAGGACTCGCCTTTTAACCATTCGTAATAGGTGGTGCTCCCGGCGACGTACCCGTCCTTCGACGAGCGGGTCCCGGCTGTCATGTTGGACCTGTACTGTGGGGCCAACACTGGCACGGTGGTGGTTCGGCATCCCGGATGGAATGGCGGCAACGGCCCTTCCCCGAGCCTGTATTCTTTACCGTCGAGACTGCGGCATATTGTGGACGTTCTCCCGTCCAGCGTCGCCACGATGCGGTAGCCAGTGACGATATCGTCGTTAGCCTCCCACATAGCCATCCTTGACGTATTCGCCACGTGCTGCGTGGCTGTCCGAATCACAGTATCCGTGTTGCGTTCGAACCGACCCAATGCCCCGTCCCGGTATCCCTGCTTCTTAGTGCCACGAATGGCCGTTAAAAGCTCGGACTTGGTCATCCCGGACCAGTACCCTTTCCTCACGATGTTCTGGACGGCCTCGACCTCCGAGTCCTCCCAGTGCTTGACAAAGCTTTTAAGGAGCTGCCCGGTGGCTTGGATGGGGACCTCATTGGCCATCTTCCATGCCACCGATGCGGGTACAGAAGAGATTGTAGCACGTTCTGCCACGGTGGTCAAAGTGGTGTGTTCAAAAGATGCCGACTCGCCAGCGAAGTCCTTATTGACCTTCTCGAACTCCTCGGCCCATTCAGACAAAACAGCCCGCATGGCGGGCTCAAGCTTGGCGATGGCGTCGTCCAGTTCACGGACCGATACCGAGGTTTTAAGGAGGCCGTCATCCAGCGATTCCAGAACCGACCGGATGGCCCGGTCAAATCGTTTGAGCGCCTTGTTGCGGAAGTCCTTCCCGGTCTGTGCCTTAAGGCGCTCAATGAGCACCTGTCGGCGTGTGACGATGTCGAGAAGAGGGTCGTTTATCATTCATCCCCCCCGCTGCCCTGATTGCCCCGCTCGTTGTTGGGCGGGTTGTTGGTCTCTTCCTCCTTGTCGAGGTCGAGGTCCCGCAGAGTTGCATCACTGTCGTTCTCAGCACGGGCATCCTCGTCCTCTTGGAATGCTACGCCGCCTTTCTTGAGCGCGAATCGCATCTCGGTGAAGGAGATGGCTTTGCCCTGCCACGCCGCCATAACGGCTGTCACCTCTTCCGGGGACATCTTGGCGAGGTCGAAGTCGGTGTTGAGTTCGAACTCGATTTCGTCCGGGTTGTCGCCGCTGTAGTCGCACGCCCAGCGCAAGCATTGCAGATACGCCTCGCTCACGTTGCGGGAGATTGTGGCGAGGATGGAGGTCTGGGTCGCGCGGTCGCCGCTGTATTCCTTGGCGGTACGCTGCACATCGCGGTTCTGGACAATACGTGCACCCAGCGCCACCATCTGGCTCTCTTTGTGCTCCATGGCCACCTTGGCTTCGAGGTTTCCTTCGATTTGTAGCAAGTCGATTTGTGCACCCTTAGGCAGTTTGACCAGCTCGCGGGAGCCCAGATAGATGGGCTTCGACCCCATAATCTCCTTGGCCCATGTAATGTCCAAACCAGAAGCCACGGGAGTAGGCTGGCCCAGCAGGAACACCGACTCTTCGTAGTCGGCGCTATTGATGTAATGGCCCTGATTGAGTTCAGCGATGTCAGCCATCGGGCTATCATCGATTCCGGGGTCGTTATTATCCGAGCCCACCAGCATGGCAGGAATAACGGAGAAATGTTCACCGTTCGCCTTGGTGGGGGTTATCCACTCACCCGCCACGACCGTGTCGTCCTTAGTGGTCCAGCGACGAGCCATGAATGTGCCATTGATGAGACGCAGTTCACGATAGCCCTTCTCCTTATACTCGTCGAACGTGTCATCCCCGCCACGGTCTACCTCATCACGCAGGACCAGCAGAGTGAGGCGGCGCTTGTCGCCCACGAGAGATTCACGCCAGTTGAGGACATCTTCTGGCTTGAAGTTCATGATGAACGGGCGGACATCACCGGAGGCCACATCTGCGGCGCTGGCGGACCCCTCTACCGAGCTATAATCAGTGAGAAGGGCATGGCGACCAAAGCCGATGACATCAGTAGTCACCTCTTTAGCTTGCTGGACGAGGCCAACGCCCGTGCCAGTCACGTCTTCGAGCAAAATGCCGTAGGTATCAGGGAGTTTAATGACTGGGTCACGGCTAAATACCTGTCCCAGCATACCCTTGATAGTGTTCCCGGTGATATTATAGAACCGGGCACGTTGTTTATAGGACGCGTAGCGCTCATTGCCGTACTTCGTGCCCTTGGTCTCAAGGTCAGGGTGAGGCAGCCATATCTCGCCGCCATCCTTCACCGCCTGCGGGCCACACAGGCACGCGCGGATGAATCGATACAGCGGCTTCACGCGTACGAGGTCGGATTTTTCATATTCTACCGTAGCTGGGTTGGTGGATGCCATATCTTATCCTATCGTTTGAAGCGAACGTCGAGGCCCGCCATGCTGGTGTCTTTTTCGTTCAGGACCGCATATCGTACATCGTCGTATACGTGGTCCTCTGATTTGGTATCTACGTCATCGAACTTGGTCGGGTCGCGCGGCAGTACCGGGAGGGTGGTACGGAACGCGTTGCATCGCTCCATGGCGTAGATGCCGGGCTCATCCTCCCCTTTCTGTACCGCCTCGAAGCGGTCGCGTACCAGTTGCAGGCCGTTGATACGAGAGCCGGGGTCCTTGTTGGCTCTTTCCCAATATACTCCTCTCTCGGCCATCTTGTCGGCCATCGACGGGTCGTCATCGCCTTCGTTTTTGTTAAATATCTGGCCGTCCGCTAGGCCCGTGTACGGCATTTTAGCAATCCAGCCGTTTTCTAGCAATTCTTTATCTCGCGAAAGGATACCATCGGCGACCCTCCCCGGACCATACTTAAGACCCTTGTTAGAGCCTATTTTGGCTGTGCCGTACCATTCCGCGACGCGGACGAGAGACCCGGCGGTAGGGGAGAAGTACGAGCCGTCCGGGAGCTTGATTTCCTCGCCGTTGGCCACCGCCCACAGACCATAGCTGAATGGATGGGTGGAACCCCAGTCGAATGTGCGGAATAGACGCCACGATTCCGGCACTCGGAAGTTCGGGACCATGACCCGGTCGCTCCACACATCATCGAGTGCACCGCCAGCTACGATGTTCCAGTCGCCAGTCTTCATTGCTTTAACCAGTTCAGGCGAGCCCAGACCGGACAGACGTGCCTCGTATCCGGGGTCGTTCTGCATCAGTATCTGGTTGTCCTGCAGTTTGGCCGGGATATACTGGCGAAGCATACCGCCATCCTCTTCCGGGGTGCGGGTGATGTGGTAGTGCGGCTGATAGTCGACGAACGTGGCCTTGACCCAGTTATGCCCGACGCTTCCGGGGTTAGACCCGTTGAGGATGAACGGCAGTTTCTGCTTGAACTCAGCTGGCGGCTCCCACTTGCCCAGACGGACGCGAGAGCGTAGGAACGTGTACTCGGCCTCTAGGAAGTGGGTAAGTTCATCCATCAGCAGGATGTGAATCTCCGCGCCCTGATATTTCATCAGGTTCTTTTTGTGCTGCAGGTGGCACAGATGGATGGTAGACCCGTTCCAGAACCTGATTTTATTGTCCGATAAGATACGACACAGCTTGTTCTCCACCAGCGGATTAAGCATGACCGGGAACGACGAGCCGCCCTCCATGTGGTTCAGGTAGAGGTCGCCGTAGTTGCGACGGAAGATATATATCTGGATTCCGGGGCAGTTCATGGCGAACGATATGGCCAGCGCTCGCATCAGGTGGGACTTGCCACCACCAGCGGCCCCGCCATATAGAATCTCGGTGGCTGCGCTCAAATACGCATATCCCTGCTTGGGCTGCAGGGATAGGTTAACCTCGGGCAGTACGGGTTGCTCTTCGTACATCCTTATTCGTCCTCGCACTTAAAGGCGGTGTTCGGCATCAGTATTGGGAGGGGCTGATACCCCTGATTCACCCTGATGACGTTAATTTGCTGTGGATAGGTCACGTACACCAGACAATATAGATACATGGTGTAGCGCACTAAGTCATCGTTGCTGTCCATCCGCTGCGGCTGTTGGGGCTTTAGCTGGGTTAGCAACGACTCCGGGACCTTTTTCTCCACTACCTGTATTTCCGTTGGGCTTTGCTTCGATGAACAGTTTACCAACAGAACTAGGGAGCTTACCAGCAAGATATTCTTTAAGAATCGCATCGTTTTTCTCCAGACGGCGCAGATAATCCTCTATGACCTGCTGTCTTTGCTCGGCGGCCACACGGTCCGACATCATCATGGTGACGGCGGCATTGAGGCCATTGAAGTCCGAGCGGAGGGTGGCCAGTGCCTCCCGGTTGTTCTCGTTGATGCTATTCAGGCGGGTGATTGTCCCGCTCTGCGCCGTGATCGTACCGTTTGCGGACTGTAGTTGCAGGTATAGGATAACGGCGGCCCCACACGATATGGCCGCCAGAATACCTAAACCTGACAAGACCAGCTCCTTGACCTTGTCGAATACCATCACTCACCTCCGGTTGATTTAGGGTCCAAATCGATACCCAACTTGCGTTTAACGAAACGGATGACGGCCATCACTGTGGCCTCCGCACCTAGCCATGAGAAAATCCCCACGATGACGCCCGACCAAATCCAGTCGAGCCCAGAGGCGCGGCATACCAGCAGGGTGACAATCCCCAAAAACCCTGCCGATAACCCCTCCAACACGGTCCGCGCGATGGTAGCCTGTTCTTTCCTGCCCGACGTGCGCATCAGATACCCGAGACAGCCACCGACTGCAGCAAACAAAACAAAGATTAAAATCTCTACCCACGACAGAGCGGCTGCCAGCAGTCCGTTTTTCATTTACGCCGTCCTTAGCAGTGCGGCCACTCCGCAATCTTGCACCTTTTTGATGTAACCAGCCACAGTACCCTTGCCCGCCGAGGTGTTGTACCACTTCTTCCAGTACTCGGCCCGGCCCACCAGCGTATCGGGGATTGCGCCCTGTGCACGCAGGTAGCGGAGGCGGCAGAAAATCATGGCCAGCACAGGTGACGTCTCAAGCTCCTGATACTGGGTCCGGCTGATGTCGATGTTGAAACGCTTCTGGATGGCCTCAGCCACGGGCGTATTGGCATACAGCCCCTTGAGCCAGTCGAACGTCCCTTTATCCACCTGCGTCAGCCCAGTGCCAGCGGCGTACATGGTGGGGTCGCGCAGGTCGCCCAGCAGGGTTTCTGCGGCTGCGGTTTCTACTAGCAGGGCCACAGCGTTCTCGCGCGTGGATGCGTTGCCGATAATCTCGCACACCGCCCGCGCGGCGACTACTGCGTCCTCTTTAAGCATAAGACCGTAGAACATGACTCACTCCTTCTTGAGATGGTCGTTGATGACCGTCGGACACTCAGATTGGTCCGGCAGCCCGAGAATCTGGACGTTAAGGGTCGGGCGGTCGCCCTTAATCTTGAGTTCAGTCTGTTCTTTGAACATGCCCATTTGTTTGCCCAGCAGCTCCAGTGCCTTGTTGGCCGCTCCGAAGTCTGACTTGTATTCGCCAGTGGGCTGGCCGTCCTTATCAAATACGGGGACGGCGCTCATAGCACGCTCGGCCACGTGACGCAGACGCAGCATGACGAACTCGCGGGACACCATAGTCGGCTTAACACGCTCGGTGGCCACGTATTCGGCGTACTTCTGTACGTTCGGCTTCTTGAGCATCTCGGACGCTTTCACTTTGGCCGATAGATAGGAGTCGCACGCCGGGTGAAGCAGCATCCACGCAGCGGTGGCGTTCTTATATGGGTCGGCGTACAGCGCGTCTACGAACTCGACCTCGTGGTCCTCGATGTCGAACTGTACGGCCAGCGGGTTGAATCGAATAGGGTCCTTGCCCACCAGCCCCAGTCCTTTACCCGGATTGGAATGGCCCTTCGGTGAGTCGAGGTCGATTGTCTTTGGTGGTTTAGCCATGGGGGTTGCTCCTCTTTAGTCTAAACATTTAAGCACGAGGAGCTTGTAAGAACAATAAGGATGTGGTCAAATACAATGGCGGGTTGCTCTGCACCGGACCCCGAACCTTTACGGGGGAGGGGTCCACTCAGGTGATTCGCCGGGTATTCTCCCAGCTTATTCAGACGCCCCACTCCGGTCTTGGAGATGGGGCGATTTTTTATCGGCGGGTCCGGAAGGACGCCAGCCACTTCGCCACGGCCTCCCGGTCTAATCTCTCCTCCATGGCCTTACGCTCCTTCGCCAGAAAATCAGCTTCCTTTTGGGCCAACGCCCTCACCGCATCCACGTTGCGGAGCTGGGCGGGCGTCACAGAATCACCCCACCGAATACCGCGTAGTCGTGGCCCTGCTCGATGAGCCATGCTTGGTGCTGCTGGGTCTCATTCTCTTCGTCGTTCGGGTCAGCTGCCGGGCGGGTGCTCTGGCACTGGGCCACGTATTCCTGACGGGCCGGGCGCATTGCCTTGTGCCAGTGGTAGGAGTGCTGCCCATCCTGCGGCAGGGCGGTCGCGTGGACCGCATCGCAGCGCATGACCATTTCGAGGCTGGCCATCAGCTCACATTCCTCGGCCTTGAGGCTGGACAGGCGGCCATAGGTGCTGCCAGTGGCGTAGCAGTCTTCCAGTTGGTCGCGGGTGTCGCGCAGGGCCTCGATGAGGCGGTCGCGTTCTTTGATGCTGCCGTTGTTCATGCCGATGTAGGTCAGTTTCATCTCTAATCTCCTTAGTAAGCCACGCCAGAGTGCAGGCGGGTTTTCATGTAGCGTTTCACGATGGCGCGAGCTTCTTCTACGGTGTCCGCGTCGCACAGCCAACCGTGCCCAGCCACGTTGATTTCGCGTGTTTCCGCGTCGTAGGTCGCGATGGTTTTACCGTAGAATTCGAATTTAGTCATCTCTGTATCTCCGCTGGGAGAGGCCCCTTGCCTCTATATGTTTATTATACCATAGGTTGGGGGGCCTGTCAAGTATTTTGCTACGCGAGGTGTAAGGCCACAGCAGCGGCTATCCAGAACGCAGCCGGGATATATATCAGACAGATGCGGCGGGCAGAGTATTTGTTCATTTTATGCCTCTATATCGAACGGATTAACAGGATTAATGCCACTACGGCCAGCGTCAGCAGCATGTCTCTTACGAACGTGCGCTTCTCTCCCTTGCTGCGGAATCGAGATGCGTCTATCATTAACTGGCGTTTATTCATGATTATCCCCCAGTGCATTGATGTGAACAGCCTTACCCTCCTGAATACCCCTCAGGGCGGCGTGTTTCTCCTCGGTGGTCATGTCGTCCACCGCTTTGGATTTTTGCTGCTTGTAGGTGGCCTCACCGAACTGGGCCGCCACCTGATTGGTCTTGTACACGGCCAGACCTGTCCCTGTTGATGTTACGGGGGTCGCGGCCTCGCGCTCGACCATCAATTTGTTTAGGCGCATGGTCAGGGTAGTCACCATATATTCCTTGAAGATGGTCCCGACCCGCGCGTTGTATCTTTTATATCCGCGACATAACTGGTCTTTGGACGTCGCGGTCTCGATGACGGCAGTAAAATACTCGAACATCGCCAAACACAGGGTCACGTCTTCCGCGTAGCCCTCCCAGCGGGTGCGCCAACGCTTACGGGGACCGTCACCGGGGGCTGGAACAAGGCGGCACTGGCAGTCGTTGAACTTAGCCACTGCGGTGGCCAGCCATCCTTTCCACCGGGGCTGGAATGCATAGGACTCGCCAGCGTACTCATATCCGAAGTCAGAGGCGGCCTGTTCCACGCCCATGCGGTCCAGCTGGTACTGGTCCATGAGCTTACGGGCACGGGCCGCTGCTTGGGCGGCCTCGTGCTCATTGCCGTTGTTCTCAGCCATAGCCAGCAGCTTGGCGATGCGTTCTTTTACTTTGTTCAGGTCCATCTCTAATCTCCGGTTAATTGCGGAAGCTGCGCATTGCATTACGGGAGCGGCTCAGGCGGGCCGCTACACTCTGTGAGTCCGACGGGGCCTGACCGCGCGGCTGGCGACGGCGGATGCGGTTAAGGGCTTCTTCTGCCGATGGCAGGAATTGTGCAGTGTTTTCGTTTTTCATCTCTAATCTCCGCTGTTGCCCGGTGGCTCTGTTGCCCCCAGAGATTTTATTATACCATAAGTTGGGGCGGCTGTCAAGTATCTTTTGCACGTACCACAGCGATGGAACAGAGGACGGAACAGAGGGGGATTGGGGCGTGGAACGTGGAACGCCGGGAACGTTCCCGACCACCCAAAGAAGGGGTTGTGCGGCACTGGGTCGCCGTGCGTAGTTGGGGCCACCGTTCCACCCCAACCTGGCACCAATGGAACGGCTCATGGAACGGCTCTCCTTTCACACGTGGGAACCGGAGACCCCGTCCTCCGGGGACAGAGAGAGGGTCCACGGCAGTTCGTACTATGTACCGTTCCACCGTTCCACCGTTCCATCGACATTGAATGTGTCGACGGGCGACAGTGTCCCATATACACGCGTGATAAGCGCGCGCGTGATACCACATCCGTGTGGCTGGTGTCAATCCTGCGTTTAGCAACGGACCACCCGGACCGATATCGGGGCCATCCCGCCCTTGTACATCGGGTGCCGCCCTGCGTGGTGGGACAGGCCGATGACTGTAGGCTCACGGGATGGGCTATCGCCGTCAATCGCCCGGCCTATGGCCTCGGTCAGGTCACGGTGGACCACCGTAGGGATACAGGCCGTGTCCGACAGGTTGAGCAGGTCTATCAGGTCCAGTTCCAGTGCTTGCATGATGCCGCCCCGTGGGTCCTTGATGCGGGTCGGATGTGCGGTGTACGAGGCTATTAGTGCCGGGCCCGCCAGCAAGACTACTTTATACATAGGTATCATACACCCTCCTTCGCACAGCGGACGTTGAGAGTGGCGAGACCCGCCGTGATAGTGGCGTCAGGGGTAGACCGTACGGCCACCCTTTGTGTGGTATCGCGCAGAGCGACAGGCACTGACTGGTCATAGGACACCCCGGCCCGGCGCAGGGCCTCCAGCGTCTTACGGGTCGTGGTGATAGCATCGCCCCGGACCTCGGACTTGAACCCGTCCGGCCACACGGTCTGTACGACTACATTGTAAACAGGTCTGCTCATTATACCCCTCCTATGACCGAACACATCGGCGTGATGACTATCTCTAACTTATGGCCAGCCGGGATGACGATTCGCTGGGTGTCGCTCTGGTCCACGGCGTTCTTCATGTGGCTGTTAATGACGTGGTCTGCGAGGCTAGGCCCCATAGTGCTGCCTTCGAACCCGGACACCAGTTCACCTATGTGCGGCGCGAACTGCCCGACCACGTGTGTCTGGCCGGTAACGGCGGCCACCAATACCCCGTTGCTGATTATATGCACTGCGAATCGCGTGATATTCATGCTTTTTCTACCTTAACGTAAATCGGGGCCAGCCCGCTGTACTCAAGCGGTGTGCCAGTGATGACCACCGCATCGATGACTACCTGCAGCTCTGCCCGCTCTTCGTCGTCGATATCCCAGCGGCGGCCCACATATTCGACCATGCGGTCCACGGCTTCGCCCTGTCCTGCAGGATTCATCTGGTGGGTGCTGCCCAGACTCTCAAGGGTCAGTTTTACTTTTGCCATCTTTTGTTCTCCATCTTTAGAAAACGGGAGCCTCTCCGTTGAATCGAGAGGCCGACCAGCTACATACGTACCGGGGCTATTCTCCGAGGCCAAGAGAAGTACCGCCCGTTTGCTCCCTTCGCCATTTCCGATATACCCTGACAGCTTCCGATTTCGTGAGGTTCGTCCATCCGTCGCCTTTAGCAAACAGAAGCACCCTGCGCAGGGACATAAGGCCGTTTTGCTCAAGCCACACGATGAACTCAGCATGCGCCAGCATGTAGCCCCTTTTTTGGGGTTCAAGTATCTCACTGGCCAGTAGATATATCATAGCGTATTCGGGGGACTCAGCGTGACGAACCACACGGGCGCGGCGTCTTGTGTCGTTCTGGATGCGGCAAACCTCCCCCTGCCACACAGCAGCCCAGCGACCGTTGCGGAATAAGATATGGATATCTCTTATCTTCTTGGCTTTCATCTTGTTTATCTCTTATCTCGTTGTTGAGGGGCCCATTATAACACTTGAGCCCCAACCGGGTCAAGCTTTCTTGGCGTTATTGTACATTGCCCTGTAAAGGGGGGCCTGTGAACGACATAGGCGGATAAGCTCAATCTGCACGGTCCCCATAGTCAGCATACACGATCGAGATGTCTTCTTACGGGCACTGCAGCCTTGCCAGCCCTTTGATATCGGCCAGCGGCTATAGATAATGACCGTATGGCCTAACATCCACTCACGATGCGCGATGCGTCCGACGTTGCTTGCGAGCAGATTACGCCCGGTACAATGCAGGACATACATAGGTACGAGGAACATGGCCAGCAGCAGGGCGAATGCCATACCAAAAGCCACCTCCCACGTAGTTAGTTCTGCGATTAGGGTCATAAGACGTTGCATAGGTTCTCTCCATTGAGATGCGGGGTTGGGGCAGATATGCCCACTATTAGTACATCATACCATATGGCGGCCTGTCAATACCCCCGTAATTGGAGTTTAGCAGGCTGCGCGGGCCGGGGAAGGGCGACTTCCGTGTCGCGGCCACCCGCTCACGCGCTACGGCAGTTCGTCACAGTCAGTAGGAAACAGGACGGTCAGCGTCCACACAAGGCCCACGGACAATGCACCTACGGCCACGCCGATGACATAGGACCATACGTCAAAGTCCATCGGTCCCCTCCGCGAACATCGATTCGGCCATCTTCTCCATCATGTCTATGGCCCGGTTAATTTTGCCCAGCTCCTGCAGGTACAAGGTCCTTTTGCCACTAAGTATGGTATCCGCCTCAGAGACACTGATATGCACCGAGTAGAACCCATCAACGGACACGGTAATAGTCCCGCCTGCCCCCGCCCTCGCCATATGGTTATCTATGACACTGATGAGGGACTCTAGTTCTGACTTCCTTTGTAATATTTGTTTTATGTTCATGTTATTGCATCCCATTAGGGTAGTACATGGACAGCACGCGGAAAGCTCTGATCAACGCCGCTTCCTTCGCAGCCTAGCTAGCTATGGCTATTAATTCAGCACCAATGAACGGGTTCTTACCCGCACTAATCAGGAGGGTCGGTTGTGGCCCTTGGTCGGTGAGATTCAGCTCATGACCAGCGGCCACCATGCGCTCGATGAAGTCCACCGCCTCGGCGTCGAGCTTATGCTCAAGCACTAATTGGGTATTAAGAGTCTTGTTCATTCAACGACCTTAGCCGCGTTGCGGCGTTTGCTGCATTCGTGTTTATGGGTGGCGAAGTACCGTACACCGCAACGGTCGCACTGCTTCATCTTGGCCGTATCCCGGCAGTCATCGCATTTGTGCCCACGCGATGCGGGGTACTGGACCCCGCAGTCCGGGCACTGGCTTATTTCTACGGCACATACGTGATACTCTGGTGGCCCCGGTATCTCCTCTTTACAGACTGGGCAGATGTGGGTCAGTTCATCGTGTCCAGTGCATCGCCCAAAGCACCCACACGGAAGGAGGGTACGGACGCCCCGCTCGGTGCTTTCCCGTGGAACTTGACCACCAGCACCTGTTGCGGGCTCAGCACTTCCATCGACCCGTCCTTGTTGCGGACTAGATAGCTCTGACCGTAAATCTCCGCTATTCTGTCCATCTCCGCAACAATCCCAGCCGTCAAGTCGTTTAAGTCCATAGCCTTGCTCCTCGATGAATTTGGTGGCGTAGTAGGCCATATGGCCGATTAGATAAGCTGCTGGCTCGTCGTTCCCCAGTGAGTGCCGCACGCCATACTGCTTATAGATGAAGTTGAGTGCGTGGTAGCACTCGTGGGCTATGGTGCTGATTAGCTGACCAGAATCGAGCTTAAAGCACAGGACCACCGCGAAGAAGTCGTCACCAGCCATGCGGTAGCAACGACCACCAGACAGCGGACCCATGTGGGGCAGACCCATAGCCTTACAGAACGCTTTGAGGTCTTCCTCCAGAACGAACACGACCTGTGCAGGGTAGGACCCGGCCTGTGTGATGCGGGCGTCGTGGTTATTTACCCATTGCTCAAGGTGTTCGTACTTGACAGGCTTCTTCTTGCTCATTTACGCCCCCGAGGCTTGAACAGGGTGGGTACGATGAACGGCCAGCCCAGCACCATGACAATCAGTGCCTCAAGCGCCACCATAAAGCCGCCACGGTGGCGGTTCCCTGTCGCGGCGTCGTCAACCATGGCCCACAGCCACAGGAGGAAGCCAATTAGCATGTAGGTATAGATGCCGTATGCGATATATTCAGGTTTCATATCTCTATATCTCTGGTATGGTCGTCGTAGATGTGCTCGCACAGGTCGAGCGCGATTTGTCTTCTATCCTTGAAATTAGGGTCACTCGGTTTGGCCATCTCCTCCTCAAAGAACGTGTACCGCTGGACCGACCCGGCGACCTCACGCTCCACAGTATAAAGGAAACGCCCGTCCTTGGGGAAATACTTCGCTTTCACCACCAGCCCCGTCCCGTTGATGTTCGGGTCGATGCATGACTGAAAGGATGCCCGCGTCCCACGGGCGAATTTTGGCTTGGGTGCGGCTGCACGTTTAAACGGTGCGTCACGCTTCGTCGATTTCATAGATATCTTCCGGCAGGGCCTGTATTGGCGGCTCTGGCAGCCACGCATAGGGGGCCATCCATTCGTCGCTCATACTGCCCACATCAAGTGGAGGGTTAAGCTGGTGGCTGTACCATTCACCGTCCTCGGGACAGTACGTCGGCTTAGCCTGCCAGCACTGGACTAGGCCCCAACGGTCGAGGGTTATCCACCGGGCGGCCACAGGCAAATAGTACCAGACCTCGGAGCAGAATACAATCCCCTCCTTTCGCTTTTCCTTGGCCCAGTCGCGCGGGATGAGCTTTTGCAGGGCTACGACCAGCCTTTGGACCACGATGTCCCAGCCCCGCGCAATGGTGCCGCCCAGCATGGTCAGGCCCAGAAGCGCCATAATGAGTACTGCCCCCAGCGCCAGACCGTAGCACACCACCTTGATGATGGCGATCGTTACCATTAGTCCGCCCATAATCTATCTCCCACCTCGCCACAGGATACGACACGATGACCCATACGCGGGAACCACATCAGTTCCTCGGCCCCGGTATCTACGTTCTGCACATTAAGCAGGGCATCATACACGCCTTGACTCCAGACACGAGACCGACCGCGCACCACATACAGACCAGCAGGGACACCGCCCCTTTCGGTGATTGACAGACGATTATCTTCGGACACTTCGACGAACATGTCGTCCAGAGGCGGCCAGTCAGAGGCCGGGTACTGTCCGTCGATATACCAGATATTTGGGAACCCGATGGCGCATGCCCTTTCTTTCATCTTGGCAAATCGGTCGTTGAACCACTTCGCGCGGGCATCGTCACGGCGTACGACGGCGTTCACTGCTTTATACAGGCGGCGGGCCCTGTTCTTGGACTTACGCCATTCGCTATGTTTTTTCATTCGCAGTCATCCTTATGTTCGTCGTATGCCTTGTTGATGGCCCCGGTCAGCGACTTACCATACGCCGTCCAGTCGTTGGTGGTCTTGCCGGGTGCACGGTGACTTATCCCGTAGTCCATGGTCGCATCGTCTTGGAACAGGCTGATGATACCATCTGTCCCGTTCTGCACGTAGCCCATCAGGCGCTCCAGCTTCTTGAGCGGGGCCGCGTCGTACTCACCCCTCTTGTCGAGGAAGAGACCAATAAGGCGCAGGGCCTCTTCGAATTTACCCGCGTCTCCGTCGCACACCTTATGCAGGAGGACCGTCAGGGCGGGGGTGCCGCTGGGGATGCCGAGCGGGTTGGTCGGGTCCATCGTGCCATATAACACGTTGTCGTGGCGGTCCACGTTAACTACGTTGTATTTTTCGCTCATTAGTACGCCCCTCTGTTTTTCAGCAGTTTGCCTTCTTCATCCTCGCGTTCTTCGGCGCGGGGCGGTTTGTTGTACGGTGCCACCTCTTTGAGGCTTACCGCACCGTTTACGTGCTCACGGCGTTTGCGGATAGCGCCCAGCTCGGTAGACTCCCCGTAGTGGTTCTGGTCGCAGACCGGGCAGTTGATGCAGGGGATTACGTGGTTGTGGTAGAACGAATCGTGATAGCCGTCGCTAAGTACGGCGGTAGCGCCACAATGCTCACAGACCATCTTGGCCGTAAAGTCGTTGCCTCGCGTGGACAGGATGTTCTGGATTTTCATTCTGTGTACCCCTTGAACCCGGCCATGAACATCAGGCTTTTGCGGTCTATTACCTTAGTGATTTCGTCCAGCTCGTTCTTGGTGGTCGCCTTCGCGAGACCCTCGGCACGTACCTTGGCCAGAAAATTCTCGGCCTCGGCCTCTGTCGCCCCGCTCTTTTTAAGGGTCGCTCCCATGCCGCATACTTCCGCGTCTTGGCCCACGATAAAATCCCGGATGCTGGTATACTCGCTGCCCATGTTCTTATCGAAGTAGCTGGCGGCTATTGCGTCGCAGTCCGGGAGGGTTCTGGCGCTGGCGTTGCCTACGTATGAACACCCTACGATGGCTGCCGATGCTATCAATATTGCCGTTATTCTTTTCATCTCTGTATCTCCGTAGTGGCCCCACAGCGGGGCCTTACGTACATTATACTACAGGTTGGGGTCCGAGTCAATAGCTGCTTTAAGAGCAGTGACTAGCTTTGTCGCTTCCTGCATATGCTCCACCATCCGTTCGAGTCCGCCCCAACGGTCGAGGATGCCTGTCTCGGCGATGACCAGCGCTTTATGTAGCTTTGCGGCATCCCACTTATACGAGCGCAGGTCTATTCCAGACAGCTCCTTGAACTCATCCAACAGCTTGAGAGCCTCGGCCCCGTCGGTGCGTAGGTATTCGGTGCGCTGACGGATTCGGTCCTCGACCGTCTTCTCCCAGTCACCGCGAGCAAGCTCGATGGCCCCACGTATGATGGACTCATCAACCTTTGCTGCGCTACGCAGGAGGGAGGCCACGAATGACCGGGTGAGCATCGCCGGGTCGGTGTTCTTTGGTCCGGTGACGCGTTGCACTATCCTAAGGTCGGCGTCCACTTCGAGCAGACCCCAGCCGGGCGGAAGCTCGTCGAGTGGTATCATGCCCTTCGGAGCTACGATACTCCAGAAGTCGCAGAACCCGGCGATAGACTCAGCCTTGGCTGGGTTGGAAAGCTCGCGCTTCCAGTCAGACCGTGACACCTTAATCTCGAACCCGTGGAGTGCCAGCCCGCGAGACCCCCACATGTTCATCGCCATTGCGTCAGCCCAGCGGCGTTGTGATGCGCCCGTGCTGTCCGCCACTTCGAAGAATAGGGCCCACTCGGGTTGGCAGAACCGGGTACGCAGGGCCGCTCTCACCTGCTCGGTACGCAGCTTCGGGAAAGCTGGTTCGTTCCCTTTCCGCATCAGTTCGATGTTCATGGACGGTCCCCACCCAGTTTTACGTTCTCGATGCGGGCTATAAAGATGGCCAGCGCCACACCAATCGGGAGGCCGGACAGAAGGCCCCACACCCAAAGGAAGAAAATCTCGGTCATATCAAAAGTCATCTCTTATCTCCTAGTGGTTGTACCAGTTCTTATCCATAAAGCGGAGGGCCGGGAGGTACATGCTGTTTTTCAGCACTCTCTGGCCGGAGCACGGCTCGGGGTCATCCCATACGAACTCGCCGTCACCCCAGCCGCGAGCGGGGTCATGCACCACGGGCTCGCTGCCACGGCAATCGACGATGAGGGCGTGGAACTCGGTGTCCTTCACGGCATACACCAGATAGATGCCGCCCTCTTCAATCCACTGTCCGGCTGGCCAGTTCATGGTTCGCGCCGGGATACTCAGGAGGCTGCAGCACGCATGGATGTTGCCCGAGCGCTTGTATAGCTTGTCTATAGCCGTCCTAAGCTCCGGTACAACCCCCATATCGGTCATCATGAAGAGGCAAGCGGTCACGCATGAACGCTGGTCCCACTGCTGAATATGTCGGATGGGTTTCATACCTATTGCCTTTAGTTGTCGTCTACGAGAACGGGGGCGTTAGCCCCCGCCGTTTTACAAAAGATTACGCCTGTCGCACCGGTTCGTCGTTGTCGGGCGGAACTGCCACGTTCTTCATGCGCTTGATGAACGCCACGGGGTCCTTCCCGGCGTCGTGGAGGGCCACCATAGCGCTTACCACGGCATCATATTCCCCACTGTGCCATGCCTTGGCCATCTCTACCTTAGGATCGATGCGCTTATTACCGTATATGTTGGCCACCGCAGCGGCCACCGTCCCGGCGTCAGGCAGCACTGATTTCCCGGAGGCATCCCTCAAATCGAATACCATGTTAACGCCGCCGCTAGGTCCCGTGCAGACGGTCTGCTCTGCACGTACGGTCTGCACCAAATCTTTCACTGCCGCCGGGTCGCCCTGAATGACGAGGGTTTCCACCAGCTCACCGCACACAGTTTCAACCGAGTAGCAAAGCTCCGGGATGCGCTCGGATTCGAGGGCCACTCCGCTCATCAGTTCGTAGCGATACGGTTCGGGGGTCCCGTGCTCGCCCAGCTTGGCCCGCAGGTCCGAAATGGCCTGTTTGTGCTGTCCCTCGGTGATGCCCATCAGGCGGATGGTGTCCTGCATGGTTTCCATCTTGCGCCCGGCCTCCTCGATGGCCACACAGTGCTCCTCTTTGAGCTTCTTCACGTGTTCAGCGTGTGCTGTCTGTAGCTGCACCACCTGCTCGTTGTAGGACTCCAGAGAGTCGTGGATGAGGTCGGCCACATTTACGTCGCGCCCGGCCAGCATCACAGCGTAAGTCAGCACGGAGCCGAAGTCGCGGTCGCGGACGGCCTGCCAGAAGCCAGATTGCAGGTCAAGCACCTGACAGGTGCGCCAGAGGTTGTCGTCGAGGGTGTGGCCCTTAGATGTGAAGCGCTCGCGCATCAGGTCATTAGCGCGATGCAGGAGGGCATACGTAGTGTCAGCGTTGATGAGGCGTTTATTGCGTGGTTCGGACTGGGAGCGCCCTGAGCGCCCGATTTCGGTGTCTGCACAACTCATGATTTTCTCTCCAGAATACGTTTGATTTGATTTGCCCACGCCCTAGGCATAGAGCCCAGTTCGTGGCGGTTTTCTCCGAGGTCGAAGAAATATGTTTTGGCTGCCCCCAGCGACTGAGTGCGGACGATGCGCCCGGCTGCCACATTGGCGGATAGACCGATGGACTGATAAACGCCCCAACGGCCCGGCCCCCTTGATACGATAGTAATGACCACTCCGGTCTCCTTGGGACCCGAAGGCCCCGTTGATGCTTAGATTTCGTCCCAGTGGCGCAGGTCTACCACACCACGGGCTTTGATTTTCTCGATGAGGTCCTCGGCTTGAGACGCTGCGCTCACGTAGATATCGAAGTATCCGGATTCCTCGTCACCTACACATTGGAAGCCGCCAGTGAACAGGCAACCATGATGCCACTCTTTCCCGTCAACACGGCGGAGGCCCACGCATGCATTGACGTCGGTGCTGATGCCGTCCTCGGTCATCACTTCGTGCAGGTCGGTCGAGCGAGCCACGAACAGTTCGTACATCGGCTCGTCGGTGCCCAGACCCATCAGACCCATTTTTACGGTGGCGTTCAGGTTTACTGTGTTCATCTCTATATCTCCGGTTTGCCGAGGGCCCCCGCCCCCTGAAATTTTATTATACCATAGGTTGGGGGTCCTGTCAATATCTAGAGCGTACCCGCCCGCTTGCGCTCCCTCTCCCGGCGAGTAGGGCCGACACGCAGGTGGTCGCGTTTAATCCGGTCGTTGCCGTAAAAGTCCTTCATCCAGTCGATGAAATCGGCCATATTGGATTCGAACGTCATCTGCTTATACTGCCAGATGTTCGACGCCGGGTAGTACATCACCACCCCGTTGTTCGTAGAGAACCGGATAGACCGCACTTTTGGGTCTATCTCGAAGTTTAGGCCGGAGAACACCCCGGCATCGGCCATCTGATTGGTCAGGGCGGAGGCCAGCTCCATGAACTGGCCCTCTGTTGTTCTTGCTTTCATGCGTCTACCTCTGGCAGGGTTTCCATCCCGAGACGGCGCATTGTGCCACGGAGCAGGTTTCCGAGGTTCATACGCTGCATCCCTACATTCAGGTGGTTGTAACGGGCTTTCAGGTCGCCCAGTCCGCAGTGCATTTTCTTGCTGCCCGTGCCGATATACTCGACACCCAGCTCAGCCAGCACCGCTGCGGTGTAGGAGTAAATCTCTTCGAGGTCGAGACCGCGAAGCTTGTCCGCCACGTAGTCATCGATGTCGATGGTCTTACGCCCGGTGACTGTTGTGCCCTTGCCTACAGTGTAGCGGGTCATGTCCGGCACTATCTTCGCTTCTTTGTCGGTGAAGTCTACCTCCCAGTCACACACCTTGCAATTCGCCAAGCCGTCGCCGGGGTGTGCCACGTCGCCGCCGCACTCCGGGCAGCGGGTGACAGCAACAAGGTTGGAGCGAGTGATGCGCGGCTTCTTGGTGTTTTCCTCGATGCGTTTCTGTTCCTTCGCTGCGGCGCGGCGCTCCAGCACCTCTGACGACTTCTTGCCACCAGTCAGCAGCATCACCATCGAACTGCGCGGCTTCGGTGCGTCGTGTTCGGCGATGTGCTCATCGAGAGCTTCCTGCGACAGGAATTCAGTCTCGCAGCGGTCGCACTTGAAAGTAGCATCGAGGTCCATCACCGGGTGGTTCTTGTCGGATGCCGCAATCAGTTTATCCTGTGCGCTGGTGTCGCCAGCTTCGGCCAGTGCTTCCAGTGCCGCTACATCAGCGGGGGTGGAGTTCACTTGGCTGTTGCGGATTTTGCGGGTCGCGCCGTTATGGTCCACGTAGGTGGTCCAGCCGCCGTTAACCATAGTCACTTCCACCAGCTTGTTATCTACGATTGCTTTGCTCATCTCTCTATCTCCGGGTTGCTCTGTTGGGGCGGGGCCTCGCCCCTAGAAACTATATTATAACATGGTTGGGGCCCTTTGTCAATATATTATGGTGTAGCGCCAAACAACCCGTAATAGTGGACGGCTAACAGAGTGTGTATCTGGCTTTGGCAAACGGGGGTGAGGAAGGGCATCACGTGCGCCAGAGTGGTTCCCGGCCCGTCGATGGTCGGGTGATATAGTCTGCCTTTAGAATCCCAGTCGGTACTGATATCCCGGAGCTCTTTCTCGACGTCTAAAGGTATACCCTTCCAGAACGTCAGGAAGTCAGCCAGCGGGGTGTGGGTGGCCATCTCCGCTGTCGAGGATGGCGAGGTGAAGTTCCCGGCCTCCACCGGGAATAGGGCTATGCCTGTAAGAGCCACTGTCGGAGCCATTCGGGGGTCACTCCTCCGTTAAGGGTCAGATAGGTGAACGGTTCTAGGTCGAGCATGGTCGGGCGCTCGGCGATGGCAAATGCGAGCGTGCCCTTAAGTACAATCCACATCTCATCGGGAGCATACACCCTGATGAGGAGCCACGTAGCACCGCCGGGGGCGCGGTTGCGGAGCCAGCGACGTTGGCCAGCGGTGAAATGCCTCAGGTCCAGACGGCCCTTATCGTCGATTTCTGTGGCCTTAAGCTCAATGAACCCGTGACGGCGACCCCACGTGTAAGCGAGGTCCGGGAAGTCGGGCGCGGTGGCCGGGCTCTCCACCCGGTCATACCTCACTCCGAGCGCTTGGAGCTTCGGGCGGAGGCGGTCCCACATCTTCTGCTCTTCTTTACGCATCGTTAGCCTTTAAATAGTTAACACGCTGAAAGGTGGTGGTCTCGGCATTCACATCGCTTAAATCTTTCCATAGTTCTGTGGCGGCTTTCTTCCACAGCGGAGCGATGCTATCTAGATACTGGTGGAAGCGTTCGTTGAGACCGTGGAGCTGGTTATTGGCGTAGCTTCCCTCGCCGTGTTCCATCAGCCAGTACATCGCTTCGAGGAAGTCGGCAATCTTCACGCATACGCGGACAGGGCCACAAACATCGAAGGAGTGCCAGAACGCGTCCCCCGCCGTGTTCTCTAATTCTTCCAGTTTGGCCTTGGCGCGCATAAATATCTTGGTCGGTGTGTTGATGTCACCAGTGAAGACTTCCGGAGCATCATGCCAAAGGGCCATGATAGCTACTCGACCCAGTTCAATATCAGTCGCCGTCTCGCCCGGTTGGCCGCCAGAATGGCGACACCACAGGTCCATAGCCAGCATGGCCACGGCCCAAGAATGCTGCGCGACGTTCTGCGGTCGCGAGGTCGGTACAATTTGCCAGCGATTCACATATTGGGCTCGCATCAGGTCGCGGGGGGTCATCTTCATGCTTTTCGTTCTCCGTGGATTTTGCTGTAGTGGTGCGCTCTGTCGTTTTCAGTTGGGAACCTAAGCCCACAGACGACGCAGAGGTGGTCGCCGCCCTCGATGGCATGGACAATCGGGTCCACCCCATCAGTGCGGCCCCCATCGATAACATGCTGGTGCGTGCCGTCTTCAAGGCGCTGCCACACACGGCGCTCATTGATAGCCATCTTGTTCTCCACTGCTGTGGAGATGTCGATTCCTGACAGGTGGGCCACGTCAAACAGGAGGATTGCAACGTCGGCGAACTCCCCCGCATCAAGGTAGCTAGCGGTGTCAAGCTCGGCCAGCTCCTTTTTGAGCTTGAGGATGGCCTCCCCGATGGTGCGGTCAGGGAAAGTCCGGTCGGCCCAGCCGCTAATGAGTTTTTGGACATCGGCTATTGTCCCCGTTGAATACGCTCTTTTTTGGCCGCCCGATGGCGTCTGCGTAGGCATTGGTTGCATGCCCAGTCCTTTTTTGCTATCCGCGACGGGCTGTACACTGCCTCGTTGCTCCCGCACTCCCGGCACGGCGGCAGACCATCGGCGGTCGTCCGAGGCTGGTCGGTTGTTGAGGAGCCAGAAGATGAACATAAGCCCAGAGGCGGCGTGTGCTGCGTGGTGGAGTCCAGTTTCGTCGTCATGGTCGTTGCTCTTCTCTAATTCAAGTGTGTGTCTTTTGACGGCGTCTAGCAGGCGCTCCACTTTGAGTCCCTGCCAGTTCGCCCGTCCGTATTTCTGTTCCCCGATAGCCAGAACCCGCGCCACCTCCTCGGTGAAACGCGGGTCAATCAGACTAAGCGGGGCCTTGCCTTGGTCAAACTTGATTCCGGTCATGGCCCCTCCCCCTTATTCGCTGATGTTGCCGCCGAATTCAGGCTCTTGTACCTGCATTTCGGTATAGATATCAGTCACAGTCGGACCATAGCCGTAGTATGCCGTCAGAGGCATGCGACCCGGAATGTTCAGGTCAGATGCAGCGCCTTCGATAGCCCCCACCACCTCGGCCACCTCGTCCGGTTCCATGTAGTTGCAGAAGTTGAGGAATACCTCGTCCGGGCGGATGACGCTCAGCGCGGCCTTGGTCTGGTCGTAAGAGAACGTAAAGATGCGACGCGGGAGCTTGGTAACGGTGGTGAGCTCGGCTTCCATCCCGAGGTCGGCCTTCCAGTCCAGCTCTTTCTGGTCAGGGTAGCACGGGCCGGACCAGCCGATTTGTTCCCCGGCTTCGTTGTAGCGGTTTGCTACGCGGATTGGGTAGGTGCGCATGGTGGCCACCACTTTATCCACGAAGGCCAGAGGCAGATTTACGTCTACGCAGACCTGCGCGGGGGTGCACTCGCGGGAGGTCACATATGGGTAGAAGCCATTGTTGATGCCGAGGCTGAAACCCTGTGCGCCTTCGACCTGAATGCGGCGGGCGGCGTACACTACTTCCATATATTCGTCGTTGCCGACGACGCGGATGTCGATATCATAAGGCGACTCCCCCTCATATACCGCATCATCGTCAATGTTGGTGTCCACGAGAGTGTCGTAGATTAAGTCCAGAATACTCTCTTTCATTGCACCCGCCGTATTCTGGTCGTCGGGGTTGCGGCGGATTTTGGCAATCATAGCGGCACCGCAGCCCTTTTTGGTGCTGCCGATTTTAGTCATTGGGCCCGCTTCTTCATCCACATGGGCCTGTGTGATGATTGCTGCGTTTTGGTGGATAAGTAACGTCTTACCTTTCAGGATGTCCCGGCATTCCGCGATTTCCTTAGCCAGAACATGTGCACTGATTTGGCTGCCGGGGCCGATGAGGACGTGGGTCAGGGCCGGGGACACGATGCCGTTGGCCAGCATGCAATGTACGAATTTGCGGCCATTCGCATCGATGTAGGTGTGGCCAGCGTTGGCACTCCACGCAGTCATCACTACGTCAGGCTGGTCGCGTTCTGCCAGATACCCGGCGATGAGACCCTTACCGGTGCTGCCGAACTGGGCATCTACTACGATAGTTGCTTTCTTGGTGGTGTTCATGGTGGTGTTCATGGTGTTGCTCCTGCGTTAATTAAAGGTACGGTTTACTGAATAGGTGACGCTCTCAGAATGGGATGTCATCGTCAAAGTCCATCGGGGGTTCATTCTGGGCCTGACTTGTAGCGTTCGGGGTCGGATTGCGATTGCCGCCGAGCGTACGAGGACCTTGGGCCCGTGGGGCCGATTGCTGCGGACGGGATGGGCCGCCTTCTTTCTTCTCGACTGACATCGACACAATTTCACCGCGTGTCGTGTCTTTGACCCAACCGGACACCCAGTACTCGACGCCTTCGATGTTGATGCTGCCTTTGTAGTCGGGCTGGCGGCTGCCGGGCGTCTTGCGGTCGTTGGGGAACAGTGCCCCACGGTTGGTATTGTCGTATTGTGCCATCTCTCTATCTCCGGTTGTCGTGCTGTAAAGGAATAGTATACCATACAGTTGGGGCCCCGGTCAAGGGGCCCTTTTTGCTTATTTGGTGATTACGTCCATCTTGGTCGCTTCCCACCAGTTCGGGGCCAAACCCCCAAAGTCGATGCGGATAGGGACCCGCAGACCTTTGTCCTGTACTAGCCGCTTCATCTCGCGCAGGTGCTTCACTGTGATGTCGCCCTCATCCAGCATCGACATACTGTATTCGTCGTGGATGTTGAGGAGGAAGCGGTTATGCGGGCACTCAGACTCGATATATTCCGCTATCTCACAGATATTGCGTTTGTTGAAGTCGGCAGCCGTGCCCTGATACACCAGACCGGACGCCTTGTACGTAAACTTGCCGCCGGGGAAACGTATCTTGCGTCCGTACATGGTCTTCACATAGCCGCGTGACTTCGCCAGCGACCCGGCCCGGCGAGCTACCTCACGCACACCCGGTATTGCCCGGTAGTAAGTCTCCATGACCGCGAGCGCCTCTTCTCCCGCCTTCTTGAAGCGGCGCTCCTCGTTTTCGTCCTTGAACACTGCGGTTTCCCACGTGTACGGGAGGCCCATTTGGGACGCCAGCTCGCCACCGCCCATGTTAAACACCATAGCGAGGTTGATTTGCTTGGCGTTCGCACCGCCGGAGGCGGGGGCCGAGCGCGGCATCCCGGTCATATCGGCCACGATTTGGTGCATGTCGAGGTCCGGGTTTGCGGCGTACGCTTCGATTAGGCTCTTCGGGTTCGCGTAGTGGGCGAATATCCTGAATTCGTGCTGATCGAGGTCTCCGTAGGTCCACAGCTGGCCCTCGTCTGGTAGGAAGATTGGTCGCACCAGTGCTGCCACCTCCTTGTCACGTGATGGGATTTGCTGCAGGGCCGGGCGTGTGTACGACAGGCGACCAGTGCCAGTACCCTCGGTCCCGGCGTTGTCCCCGCCTACCTCGCCCTTGGTCTGGTTGATGTTGGGGTGCACGTACCCGTTCACGATATTGCCCAGCACGTGGCCGGAGATAAAGGTATCGCGAGTCTTTATCATCTTGCGGCACTTGAGGATTAGGCCAGCTGCTGGGTGCTTGATGCGCTTGAGGGCATCGGCCCCCAGCGACGGCTGTCCGGCATCGGTAGTGTCGATCGGGGTTCCGTCCTTGGCATACCACTGGTCGCCATCTTTATATGGCTCGAACAGCTTTTTGATAGACCCTGACGGGTTCGGGTTGACCTCGAATCCGGCCAGTCGGTTGATTTCCTTTTTGGTCTGGTCCACGATTTTGGTGAGGTCGCTAATACGCTTCTTGGCGAGTTCTTCGTCCACCCTGATACCCACACGCTCGGACTCAATGACGTGCGGTTGCAGGCGCATCTCAAGACGCCACACCTCGCCGAGGTCCTGACGGGCGATTTCTTCCTCCTGCCATTGCCATAACTGCAGGGCTAACTCGGCATCGACCTTGGCATAACGGCGCATCATGGACTCGGGTGCACGATGGAAGTTAGGGGCTTGGGCCTTGCGAGTGGCCGGGCCCCCGAACAGCTGGGCCAGCTCCTCGTAGATGTCGTCGACCTTCTCGGCCTTGAGATATTTCTTGGCCAGAGCATCGAGGCTGTAGCTCATCAGATGCTCGTTGATGAGGGCTGCGCGGATTTGGGTGCACTCGGCAGTGCGGGTGTTAACCATCACGTTGACCTGCCGCAACATATGAATATCGAACTTCATGTTGTGGTTGACCGGGCGGCGGATTTTGTGTACCGAGTCGCGGAGCCACTGGTATGCGGCGAGGTCCTTACGGATGTCGTAATACTCGCTGTATCCATTGGGCAGGGCGATAGCCACACCGAACGGCTTATCTCCCCGGAACCAATCCAGCCCGGTGGTCTCGGTATCGATGGCCACCACATCGTAGTTTTCTAATCTCGGAAAGATAGCCATCGTTATTTGTCCTTATGTACAGGTTTCATCAGCACGGGCAGGGCGTTGTCCCCGTGGACGATGTCCAGCATGTTCTTGGTACGGGTGACGCCAACATAGAAGGTACGCATCTCGGCATCGAATCCGTCGCGGTTGTCCATGTTGCTGGCGGTCTTGGCACTGACATCGTTGATTAACACCACTCGCTCGGCCTGTCGGCCTTTTGAGCCATGGATGGTGGACAGATGGATGGTCGGCTTGACTTCCATACCGTAGTTCTTCTCGATGGCTTGCAAATAAGCCAGCCACGGCCCACCCAGCTTGAGATGGTCCCACGGTCGGCGCTCCACCAGCTTATCCCACTTCTCCGCGTCCACGTGGGCGATGGCCAGATGAGTCATATTCCGGCGCAAGATGCGGAACTCGGCGTCGGTCAGGGCTGGCTTGCCGAGGTGCTCGATGTTTTCCCGCATCTTTTTCATTAAACGCAGCGAGGCAGCGATGGTCCCCTGCATGAGGCCCGGACGGCCCGAGTCGGTGACGTATGGGATTTTGCGCTGGATGAGATAGTCCTCAACCTCTCTGCGCATGTAGTGGCTACGGTATAGCACCAAAGTATCGACACCATGCTCCAGCCGCAGCGAGTGCGGGCCGCTATGGTGGCGGATGTCCCCGACCTCGTCACGCGGCAGGTACTCTTTGTCGACACGTGATGACACCAGAGTGATTACACGCTCGGCCAGCTTGTGAGCTAGTTGCGGCACTCGATAACTTTGTCCGAGTACGACGCGCTCGGCCCCATACTCCTGCTCGAAACGATACATACCGTCCGGGTCCGCCCCGCCCCATACGTAGATGGCTTGGTCATCGTCGCCAGCGATGGTGATGTTGCTAATAGCTCCCGACCAATGTCTAATAACCGCCCATTGTAGAGGGGAGAGGTCTTGGGCTTCGTCGACGAACAGCCAATCGAGCCGAGGAGCAGGGACGTCAAGAGCGCCGCCAAGCATATCCGAGAAGTCAACGTAGCCATATGCGTTTTTCCAGTTGTCATAGGTTTGTGCGAAATAGATGAAGCGGTCACGGGAGCCGGGTTGGTCCGAGTTATCGTAGGTATCCTCGTATGATGTCATACGGGCATGTGCGAGGCCGTATAGGGTCAGGTAGATGTCGCCCTCGCAGAGTTCTTCCTCTTCGTCCGGGTTGTCGCCACGGATTTCGATGCCTACCACCTTCTCGAATTCCTTCAAGTGAGACCAGCCGATGACCTGTTGCTTGGTCAGGCCCAGCAGTCGGTAGCAGTAGCTATGGATGGTGGCGATGTTGGGGGTGTCGATGCCGATACGGTTGGCCAGCTCTTTGGCTGCGGCCTTGGTGAATGAAACCAACCCAATGTGGTTCGGGTCCACGCCGTCGTCGAGGAGTTTGGAGAAGCGGCGGATAACCTCGGTGGATTTACCTGTACCCGGAGGTCCGTAGATAGCTACGTATTGGTTCATATTGTATCTCTCTTAAGTAGCGGCCCCGTTTCCGGGGCCGAAGGGGGTCATTAGTCCCGCTGGTACTGCCTTACATGTCTTCGCTGTCTTCGACGGTCTCACCATCGAACGTGCGGTCAGCCACCACCTTGCCGGACATCAGCAGGTCGTAGAACTTCTCAGCACGGCGATAGAGTGCTTCGTTGACGAACGCTACCGGGTCGATAGCGAGGTTGAAGAAGTCCTGCCCGGCCTTGTTCTGGTCGCTCACGCCACGGATGCGGTAGATGCGAGAGAAACGGTCGCCGCCGTTCAGACGCACGAGGCTGTTGAACTTGCGGGAGACGCGGGCCTTGGACTTGGCCATAGATACCACGGCTTCGGTGATTTGGCCAGTGGACTCGGAGATGATAAGACCGAAGTGCTGCGGGGTGTCTACCACTTCCCACTCTTCCGGCTTCTCCATGGTGGAGCGCACGCCTTCGGCTTCTTCCGCGGTCGCGAAGGAACCGCCGAAACCGCCGCCCTGCTTCTGATCGCGCCACAACAGGTACTCCTTGACGAACGTCACCGGGACGAACAATACTGATTCGCCGTATACTTCGCGAGTCACGTTGTTGTAGAGGTCGCCCTCTTGGATGCCTTCGATATAGTTCGGGGATGCCTTTTTGCGAACTTCGGACAGGGACTGCACCAGTTCGAGGCGCGGTACTGTCATGTCGTCGGAGGATACGCCTTCGTTGCCACGACCTTCGCCCATCTTGTCCTTAAGGAAGTCAGGAACGACACCTGCGGACAGAGTGGATACGTCGAAACCTGCGGTGGTAGCTACTGCGGTGTCTTTCTTAGCCATGTTGTTCATCTCTCATCTATTGATTAGTGCGGTTGCACGGGGGTGGTTCTTGATTCACGATTCTAGCAGGGTATTTTTAGGGGGCCCCTACAAGACCCCCACCAGCATTACAGCTCGATCGGCGCGTTTTTCGGCGGCTCAGCGTGGATGCCAGTCAGCGCCACGGTGATATCGCCACCTTTATTGGTGTACGCTTTCACCTTCTCACCGTTCACCTTAAAGATGGTCGGTGCGGACGCAGTGCCGAAGCCATGCTCCTGACCAGCTTCGACGACCTTGGCCGCCAGTTCCAGCACGCCGGAGTCAGCGATAGAACGGTTTTTGAACGCTTCGACGTTGGTCGGCTGCAGTACGATGGTCAGTTTGGTGGCTTTTTCCATGATTAAATCCTCTGGTTGCTCTGTTGGTTGTCGGCGGGACCACCCCGCCAGAAACTTCATTCTACCATATCAGGGCCGGGCGTACAATATTGCCTTTTGCCCCAACTGGCTACTTCTTCTGGATGACGGCGAACTGCTTGGGCGACACGTTGAACAGCTCAGCCGGGAGCGGGTCGTTGTCCGCCAGCTTGGTTCTGGCCAGAGCCTTGAGGCTGGACGAGTTGACCGTCTCCTGAATCAAGTCGCCGTGGCCGTGGTCCTGCAGCCACAGGTATGCGCCGTCTTTTGCCCCGGCCTTAATCGAGGCGTTCAGGCTTGACTGGATGTATACACGACCGACGCCCGGTACACTAAATGCTTCGAGTCCGGCCTCATCCATCTTATCAATCATAAGACTGTGGCGCAGCCAGTCATACGTTTTGGACAACATCTTGCGGCTTTCGTCGATGTGGTCTGTCAGTTCATTGAGATTCTGGTGAATCATCGCCAGCGTCTTGAGGTCGGCGGCGCGCATCTTGTCCGCAACGGCATCGACCTGATACATTTCGCATAGCTGGCGCAGGTGCTCGGAGGTGCGGCCAATCTGGGCCAGTATGCTGTTGTCTGCTGGCGCTGCTTTGTCTGCGGTTTGCTCTGTCATTTCTAATCTCACTTTTTGTAAGTCACGGGGATGGCCGGGATACCGACCGATTTGATGAAGTCCGGGTTAAACAGGACCTCGGTATATTTACGGTCATCGCGGGACCACCACAGCACACGGACCTCTGTGGCCTTGGTCATGGCGAGGTGAAACGCATAACCCATAATGATGGGGTTGCCCGACAGCAGGAGGTAGTCCTTACTTGGGTCGAAACGCTTCATGGCTGCCTCTACGGTCTCCAGCACTGCCGCGTTGCGTGGGCTGTTCTTCATCGGGCTGAATTCGATGGCTGTCAGAAAAACAACCTCGCCGTAGCGCTCAGCAGGTGTATAGTTGAGGTTCGGGTTTTCCTGTACGACGAAAACTTTAGGCTGTTTATCGGTCATCTCTTATCTCCTGTATTGTAGGGGCCCAGTATATCACACCGGGCCCCCGTTGTCTAGCCCAACAGCGCCAGCAGTTCAGCAGGGGAGCGCTCCATGCAATCCCGCACATATGCCGCGAGGTCCTTCTTGTCGCGGATTGCCTGTAGAATGGTCTCGTCCACCGTGCCCTTGGCCACCACGTCAGCGTACAGAACAGAGTTTTTCTGGCCGATTCGGTGGTTTCGGTCTTCCGACTGCATACGGTCCACCAGAATGAAGCTGTTAGACATGTAGAACGTGCGGCTTGCCTTGTTCAGGGTCAGGCCCGTGCCCCCGGTCTGTTGATTGGAGACAAAGAACTGGGCGTCGGTGTCGAGGAACTTGGCCTTTTGCCCGTCTCGCTCTGCTGGGTTGAGGCCGCCGTGGTACTGGCATACCATGTCCTCCCCGTACCGGGCGGTGAGTGCATCCACGATATCGGCTATCTCCGGGCGGAACTTGGCCCAAATGATGAGCGGGTGGCCCTTGTTCTCCTCGATGAACTCCAGTAGGTAGGCAATCTTCGGGTTCTTCTCAGGTTCGATGATGCGTACCCGCTCGCGGTGGCGCTTGCTGTTCTCGTCCTCCGGGTCGTCAAGCTCCCAATATGACACATATCCAGCGCAAATCTGTTGTAAAGCGGTATATGCGGCCAGCACGTTCTCACAGACCAGCTCAATGAACGACTCGGTAATGGCCCCGTTGCGGGATGCGAGCAGCTTGGACAGGTCGGCGCAGCGTTCTTTCTTGATTTGGGCGTATAGGTCCTTCTGCTCCTTGGTTAGCTCTACCTCTACCTTGGTGAACATCTTGGCCGGGAGGTCAGTCAATACGTCTTCCTTCTTGACTTGGAACACGAACGGCTTAATTATCTCCATAAGCTCATCGATGTTCTGATACCCCACCGTCTGCTTGTTCTGGAATCCACCCTTTTCACAGTATCGAGCTTGGAACGAATAGAAGTCACCGAGGCCGATGATGTCCGGGGAAAGGAACTGGAACTGCTGGTACAGGTCGGTCGGACCGAGTGACACAGGGGACCCGGACATGATGGCCTTATACTTGGCCTCGCGGCCCAACACCTCGACGTTAATGGCACGTGATGCGTCGTGGCCCTTAATCTTGTGTGATTCATCGACCGCTTGCATGGCTTGATGTGACCGGGCAAATTGCATGGTGGCCCCGAACGCCTTACCCTTACTCAGGCCCTGACTGAATGACTCGATGCCGACGATGAACACTTTAAGCTTGTTATACCCGAAATCCGCGTCGTTAAACGCTTTGGCCTTCTTCTCGAAGCCGCTCATGGTCGTGTCGCAGACGAATGTCTCGTACGGGACCGAGCCATGGATTCCGAACTCGGCCACCCAGTTGGAACGCAGCGGCACGGGGCAGTAGACTATGAGGGCATTAATGAGCCGGGCCTTGAATCTGGCACAGGCGAGGTCGATAAGAGTCTTGGACTTCCCGGTCCCCATCTCCATGAAGAACGCCACCAGAGGCGACGACCACGCGAAATCGAGCGCGTCGCGCTGGAACGGGAACGGCTCTGTTTTGAATTCATACCACGCGGGCAGAACCTCACGGCGGGTGATGGTGGCCGACTCGATGACTTGACGGCAGTGGTCCTCTACATCCTCGGCGATGTTGACGCCCGGCTTGCCCTTGCAGTTGTTGAGCAGGTGTTCGGCATTGCGGCGGATAATAGGTACTACCCATATGCTGCGGCGTTTCTCGAACTTGCGGTTAGGGAACGCCCGGATTAGGTCGTTATACGAAATGGACGCCTCGATATGCATGCGCCCGGTGTTGTCGTTCATCGTTACATTCATGTACGCGCCGGGGCGCGGTTTAACGGCGAAGTCCCACATCAGAATTCACTCCTTACTTCTTTAGCTTTAATCTCTACACGGGTAAGGTCGTCGACCGCCACGTACCACACATTAAGCGGCATCTTGTTGACGCGGAGCTTGGTGTGCTCGCATCCCTTCTGCTTGAGGGCCACCCACACCGCCGACCCCTTGAACTCATCGGCTCGGTTCTTCTTGAGGTATTCGAGGAAGTCCTGACCACGGAAGTAGACCACACGCCTGTCGTCCTTAATCTGCACCACTGGCGTGCCGTATGCGAGCGCGTCGCGGTCCTCGGGGTCGTCGCCCTTAGAGTCGAGGTCTGCCTTGGCGAGGAAGTTCTGCAGTCGGGCCCACAGCGCGCCCTCTTGGGTGGCCTCCTCCGGAGCCTCGATCAATTTGGCGTCCTGCATGAGCCCATGCAGTATTACCTGCCAGCGGTCGTTCTTCATCGGCGGTATTAATCGGGTTAGGTTGTCGGCCACGGCCTCACGAATAGCCTTGAAGTCCATCAGCTGCTGGGTAGTCAGGTTTAGTCGGACATCGTCCACGTATAACACCCAACGCACGGGCGTGGTCATGTACTTTTCCAGCGGCCCAAACGCTGGCGGCTTGCCCATCTCAAGCTCGCCTTTCTCCTCTGGTGTGATGCCGTACTTGCGGGTCACGCACTCGAACGAGCGGCACAGGCTCTTGCAGGGCTCTTCCTTGCATTTGTATCGGTAGTCACGGCGGGAAGCACTATTGATGACCTTTTTGGCTTCGGCGTGACTCATCGGCTCGGTGAATATACGCCCATTCATGTCGAACGCCCGGTCACGGTAGGTCTCCGGGAAAGCCTGCTTTAGGTAGATGACCATGTTGTACATGGCCTCATTGCGGTGACCCTTGCCGACACCATCGGCTATCATGCGCTGGATGCACGGTGGGGCCTCCTGATGTTCGCCGTCGCCCTTCTCCACCAGCATGGCCGGGGTGATGCGGCGTGACTCGGCGATGTCGAGGAAATGCTCGAAGTCTACTTGTTTGCCACCCTCCACGGTGTACCGCAGACACTCGGGATTCTCGGCATCGAACCAGCACAGGTTTATCCAGTTGCCAAGCTGCTGCTCGCCCGTGTCCTTTTCGATGGGCAGCACGTCCTGCTTAGGGAACACCTCACAACCCCCATGTCCCAGCTGCACCGCCCACTTGGCCAGAACCTTGCGCACCACGGTTGCCCGGAGCGGCTCGTTGCCGAACAGATAGAGGTGGGCACCACCTGACTTGGAGCGGCACACGGTCAACGGATAGTCAAGCTCGCGTACCAGCCTTTCTAATTCGATGAGGTCGATGTCCTCAGCGTCGCCATGGGCGTCGATATCGATGGCCCCGAACCAACAGAACCCGTCGTCCATGATAGGCACTAGGCCGAGGCCCTTTTTGCCGTCGAGGTGGTTCACGTAATGATCGAAGGTGTACGCCTCCTTCACGGTGATACTATGGCGCGAGCTTGGTACGTTGGGTGTGAACTGCCCGAATGAGCGCTCGTTCCCACGAAACAGCTGCGCGAATCGTAGTATGTTCTTCTCTTCCACGTTTGGTCCTCGTTATCTCTATATCTCACCGTTAGTATATCACGGCACGTCGCCCGGCACCAGCCCCCTTTCACGCGCGGGGAGGGTCCCATCTGTCGCCCATCGACAGAGAGAGGGGCCCCGGCAGTCTTATCTATCTACCGTTCCATTAAATCGGCGGTGATGGAACGTATGATGGAACGCCCAGTGCCGCGTCCTCCGGGGCCTCGTGCTGTGCCGTTCCATCGTTCCACCGTTCCATCGTATCATACCTGTCGCCCGGCGACAATTCTCGGCTCTCGCGTACGATACGGGAACGGCAGAACTGAATCTTTAGTGTCTCGGACCCGCCGTCAGCCTTTAACAAACGGGAGCCTCTCCGTTGAATCGGAGCAGTTCGGGGCTATATACGTAGCGGCCCCCCTGTCGGAGGGCCGGAGAAGTACCAGCGGTTTGACGGACGACCGTCTCACGACTACAACAGAGTGGTGGGCGCTGTCGGGATGGTGTCGCCGTAGTATTTGCCGCCGACGCCAAAGTTGATGTTATACAGAGCCGTCTCCGAATCCAATAGCTCGTTATACGTCATCCCCGATGCATCGATATCGACAAGATGCAGCCTGTACATGACCCAAGAACGGCAGGTGTTGTTGACCAGCGCACCGAAACCAGATGCCGCACCCCATACAGGTAAATCCTGATAATAGATGGACGCCGTGAAGTCAGTACCAGCCTTGTCGGATTGCAGACCGATGACCGCTGGCGATGCCTGCACCGTGTTAGGCAGACGGAAAACAATCAGCCTGTTGGACGACGGGGAGGTCTGGGAGGAGATTAGAGCCTCCGTGACGGCGGATGCGTTCGCCCCTCCACCCGCTCTCGTCACGCGATAATGCGCGAAGATAGCGAACTTATGGTTGTTCTGGTGGGCCGCGATATAGTCCATGAGTCCCGGCGCTTGGAATCTGCCACGATGCCCGGCCACCTGATTGACCTGTGACAGGATACCATGAACCCCACCCTTTGGCGTCCTTTCGAACTTGGCCTCGGGAGTAGACCCGGTGAGGGTGAGGGTGTTGCTCCATGTAAAAGCCAAATCGGCGGCGGGCTTGCCCGTCAAAGAGCTGGCCTCCTCTGCCGCCAGATTAGCTATCCCGGTGACTACAGAGGAGAAGTCAATTGTCGGAAGGTCCGATGCCTCAAGAAGGGCTAGAGACCCGTCTGTAAGGCCCGGATAAGACCGGATTTTAGGCAGACGCGGATCCGTGAAGTTCGCCCCATACAGCTCATCGATTTTTCCCATGTTATCACCTGTAGAAATGTTTGGTTTTAAGAATGACTGACACACCGTCCCGAGCCGGGATAGCGGTATACCCTGCGCCCAAATCGAACCCCGGCCCACCCTTCGACAGTGCAGAACCGCCAGCGGTGCTCAGGTGGGTACGGTCTATCGAGTTCTCGGTCCACGTTCCCGCCGAGTTGTAGATGATGTTGCCGACGTTAACGTCCGTTCGGATGTAGTAGTCACCGTCACTGCCGCCAGACGGTAGCGTCGACCCGGTCCACGTCCCTTTGTACACTAGCTGCGATGTAGACAGCCCACCCAGCACGCTGCCGCCGAAGAAGGACCATGGCAATATCCCGTACTTGGCGGCTACTTGTTTCTCGGTCATACCGGGGAACGTCGGGTCGATAGCGTCAGTGGCTGCTGACAACAGAATCTCGTAGCAGATGGCGCAGCGCCCCGGAAGCATCTTTTTATACCAGTCTGAGATTTCATACAGAGCACCCGTCTTAGCGAACTGGTCTTCATGCTGTTGCACTACAATCCTTGTGCCGTTCCACGTCATGACCCTCTGCCCGACTATCGACAGGAAGAATGGCTTGATATCTCTAGCACCCGCAAGGGCCGCCATGGTCATGGTCACTTCGCGACATTGGGCGGCGTTGATGTCTGTTGTTGGCTGGTTGTTCTGGCCGTGCCAGCATACGATCGTCTGTGCTTTGTAGTTGTCGCCCCATGACAGGATTTCCTTTTTGAACATACCCAGCACCTGCTCGGAGGTGGAACCGCCATAGGAGCGCACTTCCCCCGGCACGCCGGAGTCGGCGATTATCTGGGCACCAGTGCTACCCTGACCGAACATGGAGTCACTAATCAACAGCTGTTTTTTACCTAGGGCCTCCTGCACCTGCGTCATCACTTGGGCTTTCATTCGAACGCCGACCTGTACGTCGTTTTTGTCGGCCCGGCGGACTTCCCATTCGTCGGAGTTGCCAGCACAGCGCAGGGACACGGACCCGTTTGGCGGGACATCTATGACACTGGTGTCGTTGGGCACCCGGACCCACGATGTTCCATTGTACCAGCCATAGTCCCCGATGGCGTACGTGTCGACACCCATCGTCCCTGCGGATGATGCTTGATATACGGAGTTCGCCAACGGGCTGGACGGTGGAGCAGACGGGGAAAACTCGCCCGCATAGAAAAGACGGTCTGACGTGGACGGGATATTGGCCCAGATGGGGGTCATTCGGGCACCGCCCGCCGTCTGGTTGGTCAGGAACATCAGCTTGTCGCCAGCTTTAAGCTCCATCCCATCGAACCATCCGTCCGCCGACACCTCATAATACATGTCCGGGGCCCTTTGAGCGCCACGACCGGGAGACGGCTGTATGGCCCACGAGGTTCCATTATACACCAGATGGTCGCCCAAATAGATGTTCTCGCCATTCCACGTGCCGGGGGTGGTCTCAGACAGGTTGTTGTTGGAGCTATACACTTCATACGTGTAGTAGTCCCCGGCAGTAAAGGTCCCGGTGGGGGTGGCGACGGGAGTGGTGGTCAGTCTGCCGATTTTCGCCTTCGACTGCAGCGCACCGGGTGAGAACTGCCCCACGTTAGCCTTCCCGGTAAACAGGAGGCCAGCGGTACGCCGGAACTGCAGAGCCACGCCGGAGGTATTAACCCCGGATAGGTATTTGCATAAATGGGATGGGAACACCGCCCAGCCGCTCCCGGCTCTTCTGATGGTACGCACAGATATCTCGGCCAGAGACGCCCTCATCGGCTCAGGGCGGGCATCGACCACATCTGACTCCTGCGGGACGAACTGCATCTTGACTTCGTCCGTAAGGTTGTCCATGGTAATGACGTTGTCACCGATAGCCAACAGGGGTATCGTCACTGTTCCATCCACGGCCACCAGCATGCAATTCCGCTTGGTGACTGGGTCCTGCATGGCGTATACGAACCCGGTGGATGGGTCCAAAGGAACAGGCAATATTTGGGTGAGGTTGGAGTCCAGCGAGTCCATGGTCACGGAGCCATCCGGGAGTTGAAGCAGTGGCATAAATATCTTGCCGGATGTGTCTACCAGCATCGCACACCGCTTGCTTACCGGGTCCCGCATCAGGTAGGAGTATCCAGTAGCCGGGTCTAGCTTGATACCCACAAGGCCGTTGTCTCTCAAGGAGGACATGATGCCGTCAATATAGTTTCTTGAAGGCATGACCTTACCAGTGGCCACCGGAACCCCGCCGGAGTTCACATATTCATCGGCAAGGCTGCCCGCACTAGTGCTGCGGATATAGAAATGAGCACCTGCCGCTATGGTCCCGTTGGTGATATCCGCTTGGGCGGAGGCGTTGTTCTCATACGCCTTACCGAGAGGAGCTATTAGCTCAAGAGCTTCGCTGACAGCCATCTCGGCGGCATCCGATGCGGAGCTGGCCGCCGCCTGGGCATCCGCGAGAGCTTGCAGGATTTTCGACAGGACGATGGGCTGGGCCTGTTTCGGTATCACAAGGATGTTGTCCAGAGACGTGTCAGGGGTGTCCACCAGTATATCGATATTGCCTATATACTGATACCCGAGTTCACCGAACCATACGTACAAGACGTAAGACCCAATCTCCATATCGAACGAATATGCGCCTTGGTCATCAGTCCTGTAGTAGGCTGTGGCCCCCGCCAGCGGGACACTGGTGGCCGATGCCACCAGCTTCATTTGGGTATTGGCTAGCGGGTTGCCGAGCCCATCCACTAGACTTCCTGCTATCTTTGTAGTCATTTCAGATTCCTTAAACCGGTATGATTGGAGTCCTACCCTTCTTATAGAGGGCCACCCACGGCACTTCTCTAACCACTCTGCCCACAAGCTCCAGAGCTCCGGAGCCGCTGTCAGCTTTCACTGTTTGCATGGCGTAGGGGGTGACGAATGAGGCCCCCGACGACCTGTTTTCCCCGACAACGCACACCAACTGACAGGGGGTATCCCTATCGGTCGCTGGGACGGTCACTCCATTAAGCTGGACAACAGCCGGGGAGTTTTCGCCCCCGTTACCAGTATCGATGTAAGCTACCTGTTGGTCTGGCAGCCCCGGCGCTCGCATCAATATGGTAAAATACTGTCTTTGTGATGATGTCAGGGTTAGGTACAGGTTGGAATCCATCGTCCTGTCGAATTCTTCCCCCGGAATAGACCATATCACATGCTCGCCTGCGTTGGATGCCCACGGGAACCCGGCCCCGAAATCGTCCGACACGTTGACATAGGATATGCCGCCTGACATCTTATTGTACACATCGCCGACTATGTTGTTGGCGTACACCGTGCCTCTAAACCAGCCGTTCATGGCGTATATATCGCCGTAGTATTTAGAATCGATGGCCAGACTAAACTGCAGGGTGCTTATGTTCGACAGTATACCACCTTTCGCAGAGTTGCGCAAGTACGCGGTGTACATAATACCACGGTCGAGGCCGTTTACGCGGATGGACGTCTCCGCCGACTGCATGGACACGATGGTCTTGCCGTCCCCTTGAATGATGACCTGTGTAAAGTCTACATCTGTGGGGTTAGTCCACGACAGCACGCCCTGATAGTTCACCTCGGCGTTCGAAGCTACCGGGAACCAGTTAAGGTTGGTGGGCGCTGGCACAGATGGGCCCGGCAGGTTGGTCAGGTCTGGTCTGTCTATCGGTTGGCCTACCGCATCACCCCACACATCGGAGTTCTCCTGTCTTACAGTGACAGTACATCCGTCACCACTCGGGGAGATGGACCATTTGGTGACTCGGAATTCCTCCATGTTGATGCCCAGACTAGGGATGTTGACGTTGACATACCTGCCCGGACGGTACTGATACCCATGGAAGTTCAGCGGGATTTCGATGGTCCTGCCCAGCCGCTTGCGGTTTATGGTTATCTGGGCCAGTCTTTGGGCCTGATATTCGGAGGTGACGAAGCGATACTTAATGTCATCCGTGAACTCGTTTCCGTCCTCCAGTATATACGCCTCCACGATAACTGGTGGGAAGTCCACCTCCGTGTACCCTTGCTCCGGGTCGATGAATGTGCCATTCACCACGTTAGTCCTTTCGGACCACGACGTTTCCGGCACTATCTTGATGTCGTCGACTATCTGGCTTTCATCGAGGGTAAGGTTGGCCGGGCCGTAGTAAGCGCCCACCAGCAGGCCGTGCTTCCCACCAATATACGTCGGCTCACCAGCACAGCTCAGGTGCAGGTCGTCGAGGGTAGATGATACCGCTTCGGAGGCGTCGTATGTCCCATTGATGGTGTACCGTGGCTCGGAGTAGTCGTTACCGTTTATGCTCTCTTCGCAGATGTTGGCGGCCTCGATGAATTCGTCCATCAATAGCTCAGAGTCAGGCACACCCAGATAGGACCTGTAAAAGTCAAGGATACATAGGGCAGCGTTATTACTGTAGACGGTTGACCCGCTGCGTGGGTCGTATACTTCTTTTCCTTCCACTAGGAACGATACATTAGGAAGGCCAGAGGGGAATTTCTCTTGGTTAAACTTGAGTGATATACGAACCCAACAGAGACCACGGCCAATCATGTCCGGCTTCCATGACGGCGCTCTGGACAGCATATCTGACACGTCGGTAGAGTCGTTATGTACCTGATACTGGGCATATTCACCGTATGTGCTGATATCGTCATCGCCCAAATACACTGCGGCTATGTTATGCACCTTATGGGCACACACCGCTATGGCCAGATGTAGCCACTCCCCATCTACTTGGTCGCCGGACTGCTCTTCTGCAAAAAACATCAGGCCAGACACCTTCGTCCGACCGTATATATATACCTTGGGGGCGCTAGATGACCTCAGCACCTGCTTTCTTTCAGACTGTGATTGGTATCCGGTTAGTGATGGCACGTCAGCCTTGGTAAGGAGGGCACCCGCCACTGTCGCTGTTGTAGCGATTACCAGCGCAGTGGTCAAAGTGATATACCCGGCTGCTGCCGCTGCTGATGCCCCTAGGGCGATGGCCCCCGCCACTACAGCTACTGGCATATTAAACCCCCCACACGTGGGTTATTCTCTTTTTCAGGCGGGGGAACAGCTTGACACCTGTCTCACCCTGCATCCATACAGCCCCGCCTGACCACATAATCCCCATGGTGGGGCCGTTGTCCGTTTCCACGACGACCGCGTCGCCACGCTGCGCGTATTCCACCGATTTTCTCTTGAACAGAGAATCCATATATCCTACCATCCCGCCTTTCTCCTCGATGAGGGTCATGGCCCCCTCTTCGGAGTCGTACTTCCCACGGAACCATTCGGCTGGGTCAAAGCCAGTCATGGCCTCGATAGTATCGGCCACGTACAAGCAGCAGTCATATGACCCCCACTGGAAGGGGGTGTTTTCGCGTTCGATGGCTATCTTCAATAGCTTATCTTGCCAATCTATGTGTCTCATGAGTATGTGAACCCCGGCGCGTCTTTCTTGCTTCCCCAATATATCGACCTATCCGACATCTGGCCGCCATATCTAAATATTCTGTCATCAGGGTACATTTTAGCATGGGACTCGTCCGTATAGCGATACGGCTTACCTTTTGACCACTCTTGAAAAATGTTCCCGGCGGTATAAGCTATCGAGCCTTGGGAGCCAGCCATCATGGCCGTCTGGCTTATTTTCCCCACGTACAGTACATTATAAGCTAGTGCGGTGTACTCGTCATCGAAGACCACGATGTACAGGGTGACTCTCTTGCCTATCACCTTCTCATTGAGTGCTATGTTGATTAGGTTGTTGTCCAGACCACACAGGGTGAGGGTGATGTCTTGGTCAGATGTGTTGTTTTCTTCCGATACGGCGGAGCAGTCCCCAAGGACGCCCGCCCCCGTGAACGTCTCGCCACCTATCACTATATCCCCGGTAGCACTGTGCACCCGAGACACACCTGAATTGAACTCGAATTCGGCGGCTATGGCCAGATTCACGTGTCCTTGGGATAGGTAGTATGCCACATCTTCTGACAGGTGCGCTATCAGCATCAGATATACTCCACAAAGTCGATGGTGAAGTCGTTGTTGAACGCAGGCTTCCTGTCCGGGCCGTTCTCATTGTTGAGGAGCATGAAAACACACTTCGGGTTTTCTACCTCAATACTGGCACCGTCGGCAGGGGATTTGCGCCACACGGGCGTAATAGGTATGGTTGCTGCCCCGGACCCGTTCGACCACACGTCAGCGGTTACGAACTTCATCTCGTCGTTTACTGACAGATATTGCCCCCTCGCGATAACCATTCTATTTGGTAGCCAGCCCGCTGTTACAATACTCGCGCCAAGCTGCCCCGCGCCAAACACAACGGGTGTCCCCGTGGGGGGAACACCCCAACGACCAAAGTCGGGCAGTCTTATGCGCCCGGCCATGCCGTCTAACTGGAACAGGATGGATTCGATAGCTCTTGCCTCGTAGTCGTCCGCGTTGTCGAACGCCATGGACACTTTCCACTTAGAGCCGGGGAACCGCACTGTTTGCACGGCCCCGTTGAACACACTCTCAAACTTGGTCCCTGCGGACAGGAGCCTCCACGACATAGACGACGGTCTCAGCTCCTCTGGCCATTCCAATACATTCATATCACCGCCCTATTTTTCTGCTGATGTTGCCACGTGCCGACACATCCTTGAGCACCTCGGAATATCCCATAGATGCCCCCTGACGGGCAGCCTGTCTAAGCATCTGGCTTAGGGCCGCATCGCCGACACCGTTGCCGTTGATGTAAAAATTCATGTTCTGCGTAGGGGACGCTTTAGTGCTGCCCGCGTTCTCTTTGGCCGATGCGACTTTGGACATCGTCTGCTTACGAGAGGTGACAATAGCGGGACCGTTTACAAGCTCCGGGCCGAACTCGCCCACTATACCACTTTTGCCCGCCGGAATCAAGCCGCCTTGGTCAAAGAGACCCGCGATTGCCTGCCCGGCCACCGTAGCTATGGAGGCATACCCCAACGCTCTGATGGCGGTCGACGCGATAGGACCAGCTACCGGACCGAGTGCCAAAGCCTTGGTCGCGCCCTCCTCGGTGGACACTATCATGGATGGGATGGCCATGGCTTTCTGCGCGGCGAACATCGCCTTGTATACGATATTTGACTCGGCACCTGCATCAGCCAGAGCTTGTGTCATGGTGCTAAGCGACGACTGCATATATCCGGACATAGTGGCGATTTGGTTGAGCATCAGCGCGTTCTGCTCCTCCATGTGCCGCTGTTGCAGGGATTTAAGCAGGTCCTGCCGCTGGTTTTCTGTAAGCTCCGTGTTGTCGAGAATCAGCTTGCGTCGGCGCTCGTAGCCCTCGATAAGGGCGTCCTCCTCGCTAAGCAGGTCTTGACGGATTTGCTCCACTTTGGCCAGAGCGGACGCCTTAGCATCGGCCAGCTCCTTGTCACGCATCGCCTTGGATTTGGCCAACAAATCTTCTTGGACCTTGGACCCCGCAGTCGTGTTTTCCTTGATAATACGGTTGCGCTCTTCGTACTCCCTGCGGGTGGTCTCGGTCTCAGACTCCATCGACTGCTTGACGCGCTCGAATTCGGCTTCGCGTTGCTTAGCCAGACGCTCAGCTTCTTTGGCTGCCCTTTTTGCTTCTTTGTCGTCGCCTGTGCTATTGCTGCCAGAGTCTCCGCCGACCTTGAACTTGGCCAGACGGTCCTGATGGTTCTTTTCGTTCTGCTCGTTCTTCTTCCTGTTCGACTCGGCTTGGTCCAGCGCACGCTTCCCAAAGATGTCTTGCATCACTTGAGTGTAGACTAGCTCGGACTCGATAGCATCCTTCTCATCCTGCAGGCCCTGCCTGATGGTCTTGATGCGGTTATCCAGAGTGGCCTGCACTTCCCTGTTGTCCGCGAATGGGTTCAGGGCCCCGGCCACAGCGGCACCATATGCCATGGCTTCGGACGCCCACGACTTGATATAGGCAATAGCCGTCTGCAGATACGACCGCAGTTCGCTAGGGAAATGGGAGATATAGTTGCTTATCGAGTCGATGGTATCGGCTGCAGTAGTATCCATATTTCCGAACATGTCGGAGAACGCTGTCTCTATTTCGCCCCACAGATAGTCTAGGTCGTTGCCCCACCCGGACCATGCCATGCTCCACGCGTCGAGGTTTGATTCCATCGCGCCGGATTCCATCTGGTTGTTGAGCTCGGCGATACCGTCAGTCACTAGCCCAATGGCGCTGCTAGCCATGTCCGCAAACATGCCATCGGATAGGTTGTACTTGAAGATTTCCCACGTGTCCGACAGGTTGGCTATTGACCCGTCGAGTGTGTTCATCTGGCGTTGCATCGCCCCGCCGAAGTTGGTTTTCCCCAAATCGATTAGGTACTGTTCTATCTCCTTGGAGGAGTTCTTGACGGTGGTGGCCACCCCACGGAAAGTAAAGGTTATGGTGTCGCCGTTGTTTTTGGCCTTGATGCCGAACTCTTTCAGGCGCTCGAACTCGCCCGTAGCGGCATCGGCCACGGCTTCAATCATCTGGTCCAGCGACTTGGACATCGCGGAGGCTGTATCCCCATAGGAGGTCATGGCCTCCTCTGATGGGGTGAGACCGTAGTTTATCAGTTTGGTAAAGGACGCCGTCACCTGCTCGATGCCGTAGGGGGTATCCATGGCATATTGCATCAGAGCGGCCCATGCCTGTTCCATCCCCTCCACAGAACCAGTCGCGGTGACGAGGCCCGCTCGGAGCTTCTCGAACTGGCGGTTGGTTTCCACCAGCGCGTTCACCGCTTTTATCGCGGCACCGAGCGACAAGAAGCCAGCAGCAGCCGCGCCGAGCTTAGCGGTCAGCGAGGCGGTTGCTTTCTCGGCTTTCGTGCCCTTGCTGGCGAGGTTATCAATCTGCCCCGCCACTGTATTATACCCGGTGGACGAGAACCGGGTGATTAAATCGCCTACGCTGCCCGACATGGCCTAGCTCCTCATTATTCTATCAAGTTTAATCAGTGCCTCTACCTCGAACGGACGTAGGGTCACTTGCATTAAATCCGTATAAGCTTTTATCTCCAGATAGGTCAGGGGCTGACCTGTGAACAACGTTATAAAGGTGTTCCATATGTATTCGACCTCTCGGGGGAGGTCGGCGGGGTCGGGTGCGCCCTTTGGTCGACGACCGAGCGTTTTTTCTATTTGCGCCCAGTGCTGACGGAAAGTGGTCCCCTTAGAGCCGGGGACCATGCTATTCAGCTGCTTTTCCGCGTCCGCGTACGTGAAGAGGTCGTCGAGGGCTTCGCGAAAAAATGTGCACGGCGCGAGATGAACACGTCCACGGCATCAGTCAGATAAGGCGCGCCTTTCAGCAGGTCCTTAGCGGCCTCGGGGGTGAACGGAACATCGAACGACCAACCCTTAACACACGACGCCAGCACATTAATGCGGGCATCCTCGACGGCATCCATGCGCTGTTCCATCAACTCCATCTTGGAGATTTCGAAGGCCCGTTGTTCCTGCGCATACTTAGCGGAGCGGAACTCCGACGACTCCGTGCCGACCACCAGCAGGTAGTCGGTGGTCTTGGTTCCATCCGGGAGGGTCAGGAACATCTGGACTGCATTCTGCGCACGCTGCGCTGTCTTGTAGTCCTCGATACTATACTTTGCGGTTTGCTCTGCCATCTATTTTTCCTTATGCATCTGGGATGCGGGTAATCATCATGGTAGTATCAGACGTGCCATCATACGTGGCGGTGAATGGCAATACGATCGTGATGGAGCCCTGACCGCCGACGTCGGTGTTACCGCCCGTATATTTGATTTTGGGCAGGGTAAATTTGTACGCGTTGCCGCCTTCACCATCGGTGAGCGTGAACTCGATGTTGGAGGTCTGCTCGTTGATGTACTTCTCAAGCAGGTAGCTGTCTTCGAAGTACGCCGTCACCTGACCCGACACTTGCGCCACACCGAGGGACGGACGAATCGAGTTGCGAGACCCCACCACATAGCGCGGCTCGATGCCGTTTTCGAGGTTGATTTGAATCTCAGTAATGACCGCGATGGCCTGCCCACCTTCGGTGATGGTCCCGGTGAAGGAATCCATGCCCGCCGTGTCGTCGGGGGTCCCGAGTGTAGCACCCACTGGAGGGGTGGCGGACAGGGACATACCCTTACCCACCCAGCCCACTGTGATTTGGTTGATGGCCTCAGTAGTCACCGACAGCGACAGCGTGTTAGCCTCCATGCCCGTGAACAGCTGACACTTCTTGTTGTTCGGGGCTGCGCCATCGAGGTCATCGAACACGCGCAGGATGGAGAAACTGCGGCGGGTCGTGCCAATTCTGACGGTGTCGGAGTCCCACGTGCCGAGCATGAGGGCTTCGAGGACTTTGTCGAATGAGCCGAACGCCAATTCGGAAACAACGTTTCCCGCGCCCTGTTGCGTACCCATGCGGAAGTCGGTGATTTGCCGATTAGGGCGAATCTCCTCGGACTGCAGGGTATTTTTAACCGCAGCCAACGTGGTGGTGTTGTGGCGGTAGAAATCAAATGCTGGTGTTGCCGGGGTCGTACCGTAGGCCGTTTCAGGAACTAGGTAGAGACCATGGCGGCTGCCGTTTGACATGTTTATGCTCCTAAGCGATTAAGTCGTGAATACCACCCAATGGTTATTGGGGTCCGCCACCAGCCATCGACCTCACGGCCTTGGCCCCGGTGTACATAAGTCGGCTTGACGACGAAGCCATTATAAACCAAAGGATGCCCTACAGGGAAGTGGTCTGCGATTTTGTCGGCCATCTCTCGGGTGTCGCCTGTGCCTTTGTTCAACGGATAGTTGAGGTCGATTTGCAAAAAGCCGACCACCTCATCCTGTCCTCGCGAGCCTGCAGTCACGGGCTGGGTGTCTGCCGGGACATACCAAAGAGCTGCCCACGGCGCGTCGTCTGGCTTGCTAAACGCCTGATTTTCATATGCCGTGGGCAGGCCGAACGCCCCCGCCACCCAATGGGCACGGAGCGTTGATTCAGTTAGGTCGTGTTGCCTCATCGTGTGTTCTCAATAAGTAGGTTCCATCGGGCGAGGTTGCGACGAAGCATACCCTCGGGTGCTTTCTGGCTGTGGCCATTGTATTCGATGTCGTAAGCGTACGGGTAGCGGTTGACGAACCACACGTCAGTGCCCAGTACGGCGCGGGACACGGCATTAGACACCTGCTTCATGGCTATCGAACCACTCTTATCGGGGGCCAGCCCACCAATACCTGCAGTCCCGAGATAGGCCGCCCAGCCGCCACGCAGATAGCCATCGAGCACCGGGGTGTCCATGATGGTCCCGGTCATGACTTCGAGCATGGCGGCTCTCCACTGCTTGGTGGCCTCCTTCTCGTGCATCTCCTTGAAGCGTTTCAGCTGGTCGGCATAACTCATGCTCTCACCTGCACCTTAGCGAATATCCGCGTGTCGCCGTCGAGGTTAAGCTCTTCGATACGCTTGACGGTCCAAATCTTGCCGCCGAACTGGACCTTATCGTCCTCCTGCAGCGCTACCGACGCCTCCACCAGCAGGCGCTTATCGCCCACTTTGATTTTGTCCCCGTCGATGGCGCGGGTCGAGTACTCGGTCTGGATGGCCTTGCCCGAGCCCACGATGGTGTCCACACCGCCCATACCAGTGACCTCATCCACGGGTGAGGTACGGACCACACGCAGAGTCCCCCCGTACTGTCGGATTTTCTCGGTCGCTTTGCGTTGCGCGTCAGTGAACACACTCATATCATGCCCTCATCACACGGGTACGACCATACCAACCCGGCTCACCCATCAGGGGCGCCAGCAATGCATCTACCTCCGGGAATGTAGGCTGGATGGCCACCTCCGGGTTGGTGTCAGATACCGCATATTCGAACTCCAGCACGTCGATTTTTTCGCGTTTCAGTACGCGGGTGCTGCTGGTCGTATCGTTGAACAGTGCCACGCCCTGTGCCGCTTTAGCGGCCAGAACTGCCTGCGCCTTTTTGAGGTTCGCCGGGATGTTCTCATAGTCGGTATCCTTGCGCGGCCACGGCAGTTCGCCAAGCGCCGTACCCGGCCACTGGTTGGTGTAGGTATCAAGGTAGTCCATGGCCAGAATAAGTTTGGATGGCAGTTCTTCATCCGCCGGAAGTAGGATGCCTCGGGTGGAGGCGTAGTCTTTGAGGTAGGCTACATCGATGTAGGAGTTGGCCCCCTCCACCAGTGTGCCGTCTTCGACGATTATGCTCAAGGGGGTCTCCTGTAGGGGGCCATAGCCCCCGATTTATTACGCTTGACGAGACTTGCGGATGGCCTCGTCGAGTTCGCGCTGTTCCTGCGCCAGAGTGCCGAGGTCCACGCGCTCTTCATTGAGCTCGTGTTTCGGCTCGTCCTTCTTGGTCTTCTCGTCGTCTTTTTTAGTGGCCATGCGTTACGCCTTATCTTGTTTGCCGTCTAGGGCGGTCTGCAGCCCAGTGACTTGCGCGATGGTGTGAGTATGCGATGGCAGCTTACGCAGGTCCATCGCGGTCTGCACCGCCATGTCGGTGGTGTGGGTCTCGCCGAGCAGGGTTTTAATCGGCGGGTTCACTGCGTTTGGCACCAAATCAGGCATCTTTTACTCTCCTATAACAGAGGGGCCACAGGGGCCCCTCAGGTGGTCAGACGGGCCGATTAGCCGCGAGTCAACAGGAAGGCCATGTTGATTTTCTTACGTTCCAGCTGGCGTTCCCAGTTGGTCGCAAGGCGGAGGTCCGCCCAGCTGGCGTTTTTAACCGCCACGCCGTCATCGGTCGCGCCGTTGCCAGTCAGGGTGGTGGCGAGGAACTTGTACCCGGTCGGGTGGATTAACCACGTCTTACGGGAGTACAGGACCTCGATACCGCCACCGTGGCCGCCGTCCGGCTTACGCTCGGTCTCAGCCGGGACACGCGGAGCGCCGTATCCGTAGGTCAATGCGCCGGGGCCAAACATGATCGACAGGTAGCTACGGGTCGGACCAGAGCCGAACGTCGGCATGCCGTCGTCGAGGATGATACGCGCACCTTTATAGGCGGTGTACAGCAGGTTGCCTTCGGAGTCACGAATCTCTTCGACTTCGTTGTTTTTGGTCACGCGCTTAGCGACCATGGAGTGCATTACCACCACATTCAGGCCGCCGACGCGGTCACCCATGGTGAAAGCAGCGTCAACGAAGTTGTTAACGTTGAAAATCTGCTCGCCCACATCGGTGTACTGGGTAGCGTCGACCACCATGTCGGAGTTGTTAGCCGCGACGTTGTCGTTGTACAATCCGACCGCTACCGCGATAGCGCGTTTCTGCCACTGGCGAGCCCAGTAGTTGTCGATGCGCGACGCGATGCGCTGGTTAGGGGATGAACCCGCCAGTTCAGACACGAGGTCGGCAGCCGCCCACGAGTTGTTCAGGAACGCCACACGTGCGGTCTGCTCACCCGAATCGATTTTATCCGGAGTGGACAGGTCCGCCGGGTCGTCGTTCGAGTAGTTCGGCTCTTCATCAGCATCAAGGTCGTTCCAGTACGGCAGGGTGATAGTGGAACCGCCGTTCTGGACCATGTTGTTGATGAGCGGCGAAGTACGCAGGATGCCCGAGTCCGCAAATGCAGTCAGTTCTGCGGTGTCTTCGGTCGCGTAGGTCGCGAACAGGTCCGGGATGAATGCGTCGGTGAGACGCGTTGTGCCAGCCACACCCGCCAGCGTTGGCGCGATGTAGTCAGGGATAAAGATGCCGCCCTTGGTTTTTTTCATGATGCCCTCTTAATGGCCGAAAAGTCGTTTAAACTGCTCGGGGTCGTTTTGCAGGAGCTGCGCACGCTCGGCCTCCGG